AGGCATCATAGATGAATCAGCAACCGTTCCTCCTAATGCTCCGAATGATGCACCTGTACTAAGCGGATTATTAAGCATAGATTCAGTTACCTTTTGAGCGCCAGTTGTTAAACCAGGAGAAATATCTATTGCTGGCTTTCCAAATTGTATTGCTGGAAAATTACCTGATGCTGAACTTAGTATCTCCGCCACACTATCACCATTATTTGCTAATGCAGCGCTTGCTGCATCTGTTGGTTTTCCTCCTAAAGCTTGTGTTGGTTTTCCTCCTAAAGCTTGGCTAAGACCACCAAGAGCGGCGCTTCCAATTCCTGCCGTAAGACCAGCAGTCATTCCTTTCTTTAAAGGATCATCTTCTCCAAGAGCAAAACTTTGAAGAGCCTGCCCTCCTCCTGCTCCTAAACCAGTAGCCAGAGCAGTTCCTAAAACTCCTCCACCAAATGCCCCACTCAAAAGTCCTGGTGCAAATGCAGCACCAAGAGCAGGCATCAAGAACCCTTCAGGCAATCCCGTCACAGGATTTCTCGTAACTCCTCCCAAAGAAGCAAGTCCAGCTACCTCATCAGGACGCATATGCATAAGCATAGTATCACCGCCACGCCCTTGAGCAGCTAACATATTAGCTTGATTGCGTAAATTAACCATACCGCCTCCTTCTGCAACTCTTCTTATTTTATAAGGTTCTGGTGCTCCCTCTGGATCAACAGTATCAAAAATATTCCTACTAGGAGTGGACGGAATACTAGGTATTAATTGACCTGAACCCAATTCTTCACCCCCTTTTATTGAAAAATTTCCAACTGAAACACTTGGTTTATCTCCTAAATTAATACTAGCCAAATTAGGATTTGTATCACTTGGAGAAGTAAGGCCTGTAATACTTCTAGCAATATTAGAAAAAGCACCTATTCCTAATTTAGCTGGAATACTTAATCCTGCTGTAAGAATACCTAAAGGCACATCAATCAGAGCATCTCTAACTGTATAATTATATCCAAGTCCAGTTGATGGATCAGGAATATCATCTACAGACATAGATGCCCCATACTTTACATCTCCAGCTTGATTAGCACCTTCTGCTCCATAACCCATTCCATAACCTAGTGGTCCCTCAAATGACTGTGTAGCATCATCCATGCCTGCACTGTACTCACCACCAAATTCTTCTCCAATTGCCATATTTAATTCCTAAGAAGTAGTAACTGTTACTGTCCCAATACCAGAAGAAGCAGTAACCGAACTGCCGTACCCAATATTAGGTAATACAATTTTTAATATTCCATTATCATTATACACTGAACCAGTTTCTAACTGTGCCCCGCTTGTAGGAAGATCCGTTAAAACTAAAGTTGTTCCACGAATAGGACCAGGATTACCTACCTGTTCTACTAAATAATTTAAAGTACGAATTAAATCATACATATATTGCGAATCATATTCCTTAGTAGGAACAGGAAAAACAGGAACTCCTGCTGTAAATGTCATCGCCTTCCATCCGCACGAATATTAATACGTGGAACTCCCAATCTCCACTGAACCCCTTCATTATCACTTGCAACTTTTAAAGCAATGCTTCGACCTCTAACCCTAATAAATGCTTGATTAGTAAACTGCTCAATGGGCGTTGTAGAGGTTCTAGTTACTGAAGCATCCTGTGACTGATCATATGTAGAGCCAGGAAAATTACGAGCTTTTATTGTAAAAGTTGCACTTGGATCAGAAGAAGTAGAACCATCAAAAGTCATATCAGGAATTAATCTATCAACAAAACTAAACACCTCTCCCTGTCCTATATCAAATTGAGAACTTTCAACATAAGATGTAATAGGGTCTCCATCATTATCATTTCCGTTCTCATGATTAAAAAGATACGGATTAGATTCAATGCCCGTAGCTTGTGGGAAAGAACGTATGCCTCTATCAATCCAAGCTGTTCTAGCTAACGAACCATAGTACCAGACATTTTCTCCATAATTATAAATAATATAAGAATCATTTTCTTGTGATTCAGATGAAGGATAGAACCAAATAGCTTCCGTAAACTCTGAATTAATTCCTGCATAAATTGTACGAAGTCTGTTACTATTTAAATTTCCAAATACTTTAAATCTTACAGGGCATGGTAGTTGCTGAACCCTTCCATCGTACTTGTAAAAAGTTTCACGACCCATCCAAAACAATACATCATCAACATTGCCTACAGCATTCGGTGAAATAATAGTAGTGTTATTAGAAATTTGAGTAAATGCAAAAGTATCTGGCGCTCCGACAAATGTCATGGAATACATCGCAGTATCTGTCCAGATAATAATTTCACGTTTAGTTTCTACTGCTTTTACAAATTCAGACCCAGAACCCAAAGGCATATCCCCTGCCGTAGCACCCGTAATGTCCCAATCTGTTACGCTTTCTGCATTTGACCAGCGAACAAGCAATGCGTCTTGTTGCGTAGATCCTGCTGGATTTGTACCAAAACAAATAACATGTCCGTCTCTATCCGAAGTAAGAACTTGACGTGCCACTACAGGCACATCAATTCCTCCAGACAAACTAGTTAAATTAACTCCTCTAGTTAAAACTCCATTTGTTTTTTGCCATATATAAACAGCACCATCGCGCACATTAAACAACAAGTCTTCTTCATAATTATCTTGTGACCACAACCTTATTTCATTTAATACAGTTGTATCTGCTCCTTGACCCCAACCAATAAAACTTCTTGCATCCTGAACAGTTGATCCATCACTATGAGTAGCACCTGTGGTTCCCCTTGTTGCACGAGCAATACCCGTTAAATCATTAGTAGAAATTCCCGTGTACGTTATCAACTCACTGTTAATTAACACAACACCTAAATATGTAACAGTAGCCCCTGCGGTGTGACCTGCGGCTGTAGTTCCAAACGCCCCTCTAGTAAGATCAGTAAAAACATTCCCATTTAAAGTTCCGTATTTTATTACCTCTGACCCAATAGTAATTGTTCCTTTATCAGCAAATCCTGTAGAACTAGCTACCGTAATAGAGGTATCGCTATCTAAAATTGTAGAACTTAAAGAAGAAGATCCAGAAGAAAAATCTGTAGCACTCGTTAAAGTAATGTTAGAAGTGCTTGAAGTGCTGGATATAGCGCCATTAAGAGTGGTTGCTGCTTCTCCTAAAACTTGTCCTCCCCATAATCCAGCGCCCCATCCATTTCCACCTGATGAGGAATTAAGCCCAGTATTTATTTGATAGATTGCGGTAAAAGAATCTCCTCCTGATCCCGCACCCGATGAGGTGGCCGCGGAGTCAACAGTTATTACATAAACATTAGAATCAGTAACACTTGTTATTTGATGCTCTATATTTAAAGAAGCCGCAGGAATACCATTAACTGCGCTTAGTCCTGTGAAGGAAACAAAATCATTAACTACAGCACCATGACCTATATCAGTAACCGTAATAGTTTTTTCGGTATTAACTGTAACCAAAGCCGCCGCTGTTAAAGTAACAGTTCGACTTATAGGCGTTATGTCATAAAAAGAATTTCCTTCTTCTAGGTAAAATTTAAGATTAGTTCCAAGACCTAAAAAATTTGACCCATCTAATGTTACCCAATTATGCAAAGATCGACAGGCTCCTTGAAAAGAAGAAGGAGAAGCCTTAGTCCAACCACCTATTTTTTCTGGCAACCCATATCTAAATCTAATTTTATCACAATCAAACCATCCACCTTCATTAGCATAAGAAGTTGTATCTCTAACAATTCCTGGTCTAAATGTAATGTTCTGATAGGCCATACAAGTTACTCCACTAACTCAGGCCAATCATACAAAATACCTGTTGTTGTAGAGCTTCCATCATTGTTTGCCGTGGTCTTTAAAAACAATGCTTCTATTGCATCAGTATCTCCAGCATCATCGATAGCTGTTTCCATTTCTGTTGCTTTAGCGCGGATAGCGTCTCGCCATGTTTGAATGTTTGAAGGGATAGCTGTACCTTTGTCTGTTTTTCTAATTACAGCCCAATCTGTTTGTAGCAACAATTGTCGTTGCTGTTCCTTTACTTCATTTTTTAATGTTGTCTTTACTCCGTAAGTTGTCACGCCATTTGATGTAACATCATCTAAATTTCTTTTCGTGGAGTTAACACTGCCATCTGCATTATGAGAAGAATTATATAATTTGTGATTTGGGAAAGGCTGTAGAACAATCTCTTCTATCCCAGCTTCTTTCTTTTCTTCTTCCGACCACAACCCCCAAGTGCTAGGGTGTGTTATTCCTTCATCAGAAACCCAACTTTGACCTAAGTTAATGGTTTTACTTCCAGCTTTAAAAATTGAAGACATGATTAAAATCCTTTATTATTAAAAAGTTCATAACGATCCCTTCCAAGTTATCCCAGCTAACAAAAGGATAATAGCACCAGCAGAACTCATTAGAACTATTTCAAGTCGTTTTAATCGAGCAGCTACCATAGAATATCTTTCAGCGCACACAGCTTCGTGGGTTTTAAGATGAGCAGATAATTCTGCTAAATCTTTTGCTATTTGTTCTCCAAATAATTTCTTTTGTGCCATTATCTAGCCCTGTTATTAGACTCAAAAGGTGATCTTGCCCAAGCAATAAACATATATTCTTGTCCACTTGCATTATGTTCTGAAGCACCCGTTAAAGATTTAAAACCATTGCTATAAATATTAAAAGGACTCGATCCTAAATTAGCATCTGTCTCATTAGAGCTAAGTCTTAAAGATCTATCCGTAGGATTTCCGTAAGCATTTGTAGTTTGCACATCGTTATAAACTGCCCAATTTGCTGTAGTATCTATTGATTTTATCCAAATCATCGAGGGTCTCATGCCCGTCCAGACAAAGGGACCCGATGTGGTTCCGTTCCCAACATAGGAACTTATCCGATTAAAACCAGGTATTTCAACAAACACATATGCTGACAGTGTATCACCAGAGCCATTTGTAAAAGTATGAGTCCCCACACCGATAGATGTGGTGCCTCCAGCCGTTGGGTCGGGACCCCATTGGCGATCATCTCCCCATACGTATTCTTGGCTTTCTGTTGCAAATCCAATATAACCTCGCGCTGGCATAACTTTGTGCCAACAAATAGAAACTGAATTTTTATTTGTTGCTTTTACAAACATAAATTCAACTTTCTTACCAAGCCCATGTAAAATTGTTGATGCGGAACCATTCCCAGTAAATTGAATTATGCTTAATCCATTATCTGGATTAGCAGCTCTTGTTATATTGGTTTGCGAACTGTCACTAATTTTAGTCATGCCATTTGTAACTGTTCCGCTAGATCCAGTTTTCCAATTAAATGCTAAATATTTTTCGGCAGAAGTATTTACTTGAGCAAAAGTTCCTAATGTAAAGCCATCAGAATCAAAACTTTTAAGCGATTGTGCCGTTGTTACTATCCCGCCCAGATCGCTTCTGTTTGGACTCCAATGTTTTGTAGCTCCATTGACATTATCGAACAGCATCCAATCATCTGTTGCATCAAGATTTTTAATAAGAACAAATCCAGGTTGAAAGCTTAAACTAGATATTTCTAGTTCGCTTCCTGTTCCTGTATATTGAAGTGGTTCGCATTGGTCAGTAGATTTGGGGACAGTAGGTGTTGTTATATTGGCAACATTTAAAGTTTTGAAACCAGTTGGCGGGGTGTATGATAGAGTCTGTTGACCACAGTTTAATTCAATCGTGCCCGCTGCACCATACCCAAGAACAGGCGTGTAATCCGTATCTGTCAAATCCGTATATGCGGCATTAGTTCCAGCGGCTGGATCACCTGATGCTTGCCAAGTATTATTAAGGCCCCACCAAATCTTATTGTTATCTAAATCTACTGCACACTGAAGAATATCATCCGCACTTGCGCCACTACCGTAAGAGGTTTGAGACCCATCTTTCACTTTGGCGCCACTGTAGGGGTTATAGTAATAAATCCCAGTGGAGTTCATATTGGCAGACGTGTCTAAACTACCATAATAGGTACCTGCGAGAACGCCTGTACTAGCTAAGTTAACTCCAGAAACTTTGGTTTCCCAGTACCATTGTCCACTAGTAAGTCTGGCAATAGAAAACTGTGCAACATAATCTGCAACATATACACCTTTTAAATTACCTAAAGAAATTGTAACATCATTGTTTCCTGCAACATTAACTGCTTCTGGATTTATTCTTCCATAGTTTCCTAAAGAACTATCCGCATCGTTTGTAGTTACATCTACCTGTCTGTTTTTCGCAGCAGTTATTGTCGAACTATGAAGCAATGCAAAATGACCATCGTTTCCAGAAGTATCCGCACCCATGCCACTGGCGTTTTGACCTGTGCCTGTTTCTTTAAATTGCAATCTAAAACCATTGTTTCCATATGTTACAGAATTAGGATCTATAGGAGTCCATATGCCTGTATCTGAATTTATTTCTCCAAATGAAGTTGGATCATAAGCAGTACCGTCTATAAAGATGCAATCTCCTGCAAGCACAAACCCCGCCTCGTTACGTGATGAAGTACTAGAATGGTCCACATCTGTACCTAGTACTTGAGTGGGTGCTGTCCCTGAACCAGTATAAGCAAACCCTCGAAATACTTGATCTTCGGCGGGCCAGCTAGCAGAAGATGTATCCGTAACTTGTACGCCATTAACATATAGTTTTACTCTATTTGTATCAGTGCTTTGAGTAGTATCAATAGCTAAAACAAAATGGTAAAATGCTGAAGTATCTTGAAATTTAGGAGACCATGTAATATCGGCATTGTTACCTGCACCAAGCCACATATTTATTTGATCAATTGAATTAAAAATAAATGCATCATGCCCACCACTTCCAGCAGCCACACCATTATTAGCAGCAAAAATACCTTGGGATGCGGTTCCAATAACAGATCTTTTTATCCACGCGGATAAAGTCATTTTAGTAGTGCTTGTTGAAGTACTTGACAATTGCCTTTGCATGGCTTCATCGTTAGCTCTAAAAAAGGCAAACGAATTAGATACAGTGTAACTACCTGACCCTGCAGCTCCACTTCCAAACCATTGTGATCCAAACATAGGCATTAGCTAAACGCCAACTGTGGGGTGCCAAGTTGAATAGAACCAGAAGCCTTTACAAAGTACGGAACCACATCTACTGCACTTGCTGCTGTACTAAGGGTAATTCCTGCTCCAGCAGGACTTTCATAATCCGTACCAAGGCTTAAAGTTCTTGATCCAGTACCATCTTGAATAAAAACAAATACTCCTGATTGACCCACAGATTCAGTGGATGGATTATCAAGTGTTACATTGCCTGTAAGGGTTAAAACAAAATTTTGATGAGCAGAAAAATCAATGGTCACATTACCAGTGTTTGATGTATCCGTATCAGTTTCTGCAAGTATAATTGTGCCACCATTTAATTGACCAGCAATTGTTACATTTGTGGTTCCTGTAGGAATTTCAATAACATCTGCATCCGCATCATTTTTAATCGTGACATCGTTAGTTGCACCTTGACCCGTAAGAATAAGACCTTCCGCAGCAGTGTACCCCATTGCCGCGTTATCTCCCGCAGAGGTGTCTCCATCAGCATTAACCGTAGATGCTGTGACATCTCCAACTATGTCTACATTTGTAGCTCCTGTAGCAATTGTAATTACATCAGCGTCTGCGTCATTTTTAATTGTTACATCATTACTAGAACCTTGTCCTGTAAGAATTAAACCTTCAGCAGCAGTATACCCAACAGCCGCTTTGTCACTAGCCGCAGTATCTCCTAAAGCATTAAAAGTACCACTTGAAGTAACATCTCCAGAAGCAGTTAAAGTAGCTAATTGTAAATTGGATAGAGCATCTACAACAGCCGCTCCTGACCCTGCTCCGTCCATGTAAACAATGGCAGACTTGCCATTTTCTATTGTTATATTTGCTCCAGACCCTTGCGTTAAAATAACAGAATAAGGTCCACTAGATCCTGAATCTGTGGTTGCATTTATTATAATAAAAAAGGCAGCAGTAGTGTTAGGAGCCACCGTTACAGTGTTATTTGCACCGAGTGCTCCCGTAAATTTAATTACGCGATACATGCCATCCTGAAGATTTTCAGTTCCAGATCCAGGCGCAGCCTCTCTTACTGTTAACGTATGCGTAGTTCCAGAAAGACCTACCGCTTTGTAAGAAGCTATTCTATCAAGAATATCAAGATTGTGGTTGGTGGTAGTTCCCCACGCCCCAGACTGCTCACCAGAACCTATTTTCTCTATACCAAAACTTGTTGTATAAGTGCTTGCCATAATTACCTCACGCCACGTCCCTGTTTCCAATTTCTACCCAGTTAGGTGTTTGGCTTGGGACAATAGGTTGCCAAACAACTGAGGAATTAATTATACTTGTAATTTCTAAACCTGTAACTCCTACTGTCATTTCCGTAATAGATACCGTGCCAATAGCACTAGAAGCTTGTACCCCAGTTTCAACAACAGTAACACCTGTTCCTTCAGTTACTGATTCTGTTCCAGTTGTTCCTGCAGCTTGAACACCAGTTACACTAAAACTAATGCCACCTTCTATATCAAAAGTGCCAATGCTAAAACTAGAAGAAACACTAGTAGGACTAATAGTAGCATCACCTGAGACAGTATAGCCTGTGCCTATAGCAAAAGAACCTGATACACCACTCTCAACAATGGTTATACCAGTACCTTGACCTACAGAATAACTTCCAAAAGAATACTGAGCAAGTATTCCTGTCTCTGAAACAGTAACACCTGTTCCCTCAACAACAGATTCCGAGCCAACATTCATTGACATGGAAAGGCTAGACAGCCCTCCTTCATTCCACGCCCCTTGATTCCATCCAGCACGGCCCCAGCCTGTGCCAAAAATAATGGTGACGCTTGACATAATTTAAGCTAAACGAATGATCGCATTATTAGCATCGTTTGCTGGATACTGAATAGTAAAGTCTCCTGAACTAGAGGATTTGTTTCCTCCAAAATCCAATACTGCAACAGATGGATAAGCTGCGTGACCCACATCACCACCTGTTCCCGAAGTGCTTAAAGTATAATTATAAATTACAGCACAACGAGCATTGGAGATTGTAGACGAACTCCAAGTTGTATCAGCAAAATCTAAAAAAGCTGTAGGCACAGCGCTACTGTTATCAGAAAGTCCTAGTGTAACGCTACCTAAAGCTTGACCCTTAGCAGTATAATTGGTTCCACTAACTTCATTAGTGGCCGTATATCCTGTTAAGTCTTCATTTGCATCGGTACGACTAGCAGTAAACATGGCGATATAAAAAGTATCTGCTGCTATAGAGCTTGAACCAGTGCGCGAATGCGACATCCAAAAGTGAATACCGCAAGTGATTTCTTTTTTATAAGAACCACACATTGCTTGATTAATTGCCATTACAATCTCCTTATAATTTCAGCTTCCTTATGAAAGCCTTCTTTTTTTAAAATGTTCCACAAGGTGGTACGGTCCGATGTTATAGCCCTCTGTAAATACTCCGCAATAACTGCTTTAACTTTTTCACGAAAAGCGAGAGCTTGCTCACGAACATGAGGCGGAGCATCATTTGAAATAGAACAAATTTTATTAACGCACATTTCAGCCATCTCTTCTGAAGAGTGCCCTCGATCATTTGTAGTAAATACTTTAACAGGACCAATCTCCCCTGTTCCTACAGAACTATTATCAAATGTCATGTAACTTCAATCCTCAACTGACCTGATCTATAAACATCTTTTCTATCTCTACCTTCACCAAGATTTTTAAGTCTTGGCAAGCACTCTTGGTAACGACCTTGATAATAACTTAATAATTCAGGATCGCCTTTCATAAATATATAAGCTTCTATTAAACAAGCATAAAGCAATGTATCCGAAGCATTTGTTCCTAGCCATGTAGTTGTATTAGTGGAAGATAAACCTTCAGGAGAATAAACATAATGAAACTCCATTGTATAATCTACATCAGGCAACGGAGCTACAATTAAATTTGTATCATTAAAAATTGCATAGAACTTTGGTCTTCCTGTTTCTGTTGTATCAGGATAGGACTCTTGAATAAAATTAACATCTTTGTTAAGGAGGAAATGATATGTGTTGGAAGAAATAACCGATAAAGAAAAAGGCGCTAAAAAATCATTAGGCAACGCTAAGTATTTATTTGACGCAGATAAAGTTCCTTGTTGGTTTTTACGAAACACCGCCAGTTGAGTTTCTAATAAAATTCGTTGTTCTGCATTAGAAATAAACTGATCAATCTGAGAAACAAAAACTGTTTCTGTATTGTCCGTATAATCTTTAATTGCTTGCACCAAAGTAGAATAAGTTAAAGACATATTGCTAACTCGTTTTAATAGTTACAGTTCCAATAGAAGAACTTATTTGCATTGTTGTAAGACCTTCAGTTCCTAAAACCTTAGCACTATTACCATCCCCTACTGGGTCCCAAGAAAACAAACCACGACCTGCTGTAGCTCCATTGGGACGAGGATCAAATAATGCTTGAGGATCAGTAATAGGAATTACACCTACCCAGTTCTGAGGTTGATCAGGATCAAAAACGTCTTTGCCAACACGAAGTCCAGTGCGTATTCCTTTTTCCACTTCATAAACTAAATCACTTAAAGGATAACGGAACCCTGTTTTATCACAATAACCATAAGCATACTTGCCTCGTGCGTAAGGATAACTCATGCTGAATAATACTCCGCTAAAGGAATTAATCTAAAAGGAGCCTTAACTCTATTTTCTTCAGCCGCTAATTGAAACTGCTCCTCATAAATTTGTTTTAAAAGAGGAACCCTTTGAGAGGCTTCAGGTTTTTTTAAAGAAATATAGTACGCTAAACCTGCTACCATTGCTGGCAAAAACAAAGCTGGAATATCATAATTATTCGATCCCTTTATTCCTGTATCAGTCATTCTTCTTACACGCCAATATACAAACTGTGCGCTGTCAAACTCACTGCTTGCTGTCGGGTAAATGTAAATTACAGGAGCAGATCTTTGTCTATCAACCCAATATTGATTTGGACGGCCTTGCTCTAACTTGTCTGGGATTGTTGCATATGTAACAGGAGATACACGCGAAAGACTTGAATCAATTTGAAGGTTTTGAGTTCCTGGATTAGTACGAACCACCGCTTCAATAAGATCAATAGTATCGTCATCTAGAGTATAACTTTGTGTGCCTTGAGTAAAAGCAAAAGACTTTTCTTCAATACACCACAAGTTAAGACCTCTGTTCTGCCACTCAAGCCCCATAAGATTTAAACTACGCCTAGCTGTTTTAAGATCATATCCAGTACGCATCTCTAAACCACAACGCTCAAATGCCTCTTCAGCCATTTCGTTTATATCCAGATTAAAAGTAGCTGTTGTTTCAACCGCCATTTTAATTCCTTTTATTTATTTTTATTATTAAAGCGGCGATTGTAAGAACTAGAAGCTACTCCACCACCACCTTGCATACCGCGTTTGCGTTTACTAAGTTCGTACATATCCTCACCAGCCTCACGCACAGACATAGAACCTTTTTTGCCAAGCTCACCAGCCATAGTTCCACGACCACTCATAGTGTCTCCACTAAAATATCCACCAGCTTCCATAAGAATTTTTGAATCATCCATTCTAGGAATACGAGTGCGACCTGCCATAGCCATGCCATCACGTCTATCTCTAATCATACCGCCCCCTTCTTTAGGATTTTTACCACCAATTTTCATTTTTTTAACAGCGTTTCTTGCATGTCTTCTGCCTGTCGCTGTTTCATCATCGCTGAAAGCATCTATTATTTTGCTTACTCCTGACAATATAGCTGCACGAGGAGAAAATTTACCAAGAGGACTTACTCTTCTAGTGTACTCTGCTTCTTTTTCAGCAGGCAAAGCTGTATCAAAACCTCGACCTACTTTAGGATTTTTGCTAAACCTAGAAATATCTGCCATGTTAATCTCCTAAGCCATAGGACCATAGGTAAAAAGTCCTTTGGTTTGCCTGATTACATTTCCACCTTGATTGACTCCATAGGCCGCTACACGACGCTGCTTGGCTTCCCCAACATCACCGCCATCTCCTTCTACAGCAACAGGCATATTACCATATGCATCTTTGGTATTAACCTTGTTCTTAGAAGCAGTCTTTGGATTTAATGTAGGCATTATTTCTTCCTTTTCTTTCTACCCTTGTCCATGGTTTTAACCGCAGCAAATTTTCTGCGACCCATTGCTTTTTCCATACCTTCACTCTCACGTCTTCTACCAGCAAGTTTTCCTTTAGTCTTGCGATTACGTGAACCTAAAGATTCATCAAGCCGTGCATTAAATCCCTGTGTTTTCTTTTTCTTTAATGCACCTCCCTTGCTCATGGTTTTTTTTGGTCGCCCTACTTTTGAACCATATGTACCTTTACCGTGCGGCATAATTCTATCTCCTTCACTGTTTGCTATTGCCAATGCTTGTTTACGATTAGTAACTTTTTTACCTGAACTGCTTTTAAGAGTTCCGCGTTTAAATTCACCCATAACCTTAGACACCTTTGCATCACGGGCAGTAGCCATTAAACAAACCTCATTACTATCGTAAACAATGCAAAAATTATTGCTACATTAAATCCCCACATCATTATCTCTAAACGATTTAAGTAGCGATCCATTGCATCCCATCTTACTGCACATTTTTTTTCATGTGCCATAAATTGTGAGACTACGTTCATATCAACCATCAAACATAAATGTAGCAGAGGTTAACAAGTCAGCATCCACAGGCATATCAAAACTCATGCTTGCAGGAAACCGAATGCCACTTCCTCCAATGTTAGGATAATTAACAACTCCATCACCTTGACCAGGATTAAACACTAACTTTGCTGTTCCTGAAGCAGACGATGTTGCGCCATTCTCCATAGATATTTCAGCCTTGCCTGCGTTTGCTCCTTGCACCATATACCAGTTCTTTAAACGAGTATCCTGATTATTAATCATAATTCTAATACCCGCTATAACTCCAGCACTAACACTGTTGCTATCAGAAGCCGAAGCTTTAATTGAAGAGATAAATTTAAAATATTTAGAACCTGCTGTTGTCGCAGAGCTTGGTCCTGTTATATCTTCTGTCTGATATTTTCCGTAAACATCTAACCCTGTTACCGTGTATGTAATAGAACTAGAGTTTCCATCTGAAGTTATATTAACTTTTCTACACAAGCTACCTAAATCAACATGATTAGCATTGTCACCTACAGTAACGGCATTTGTTGTACCACTACTGTAAATTAAATCCACCCGTGAATACAAATTTGCTGTGTAAACACTTGCTGAATTAGGTCCCGTTAATGTTTCACTTACTTCACGACCAGACTCATTAAGACCTTTGACCGTAAAAGTTAATGAAGAATTATTGTTGCTTGAAGAAATTGAAACGCGGCGAGGAGAAAACACGGTAAAGTTTACTCGTCTCTGTCCATCTTTTTCCTCTGAATCAGCGCCATTAATAGAAAGCTGACCTGCTACACTTTGAGAAGCACAGATGCCATCACCATCTCCAGCCGTTGCCATGCCCCCATCTAAAAGGACATAAAACTGATCATCAGTTACAGCTGCTGCATCAGCTAACGCATCACTATCTGCAGCAGGATTGCTTTGGTTTTCAGCCGAGCCTGAGTAGGTATATGTAAATGACTTTAACGTAGTCATCAAAACCTCCTTCTAGTTCGTTAGGAATAATTAGTATTTTGCTGATAAAGAACAGTAAGCCTTACTTCGCCAGCAGATGTTGCCGCTGAGTTAGTAACATTCAGTCTTACATCACTTGTTCCGACATCTTCCCACGCTAAGGCACCCCCAGCTTTTGTAGTGGGATACTGCCTGCCAGCCGTTGTGCCAATGGTATAGGCATTAACAAAAGCAGTAGCTGAACCGCCAACTGCTCCCACACTGATATTGGTTGTGCCACTCGCCGCAGTAATAATATCAAAAACAATGTCGATGATTTGCGAATTTGCTGGAATGATTACATCCGTTGCAGACGCTGCAATAGCACCGCTTGACAAATCAATGGCTAAAGACTGAGCCATTACCACCTGACCGACATTTTTCATATCAGTGCCAACGGTTGTCCCTGTTGTCTGGCTAATAGTGCCTGCTTTAATTGGACCAGAAAAAGTTGTTGAACCCATTTTATTCTCCTATGAGAGATAAGCCAAACTGTCTTCATAGAGTCTGCTGGGACAGTCAGTAAGGCTAGTTAACCCCAGAAAAAAAAAGGGGGCATAAAGCCCCCTTCCATTATTAAGATCCACCTTCGCAACCAAAAATTCCGAGAGGATCAGAAACGCCAAACGAATAACGCTCCCTTGCTTTGTAACGCACGTTACCCGTATCAAAGTCACCATCCATAGACTGCTGGAGAGGAACACGAGTAAAGTGTTTCATGCCATTAGGCACATCAGTAACAATGTACCAAGAGTTTGAATCAGTAAGATAATGGTTTACTGCATACCCCTCTGGAACCGTACCATTGTGCTTGATAGCGTTGATGTCATTATCTGCCGTACCTGTGCGACCATCCGAATCTAGGATACGAGTTGCCACAAACATGTTGTTTGGCGGGACAATAAGTTTACGAGGACGGGCAGCGATCAACAAACCCTTCTCATCAACCCAACCAGCAATTTGAATTACAGCGGCCTCAAGCGAGGTCTCATTCAAATCAGCCTGCGTTGTTGGAGTGTTTGAGTTCGTGCCACCAGCAACTGTAGGATGAGCAGTGTTGAAAAGAGAAACACCGTCACCTGAGTTATAGTTGTTGGTTGTTGGAAGACCTTGGTTAAGAGGAACCGCAGCTTTTACCTGTTTGGTATAAGCCATGGCTCTTGCCAAAGCTTTTGTATAACGGGCTGAAAGAGAGTCATACAAGTTATCTTCCATTGCCTCTTCCGTAATAGCAAAGCCCATCGCAATGGTTTCATTGTTATAACGGACGGAAAAGCTTTCGCTTGCAGTATCGTAAGCAATAGCTTCGCCTTCTGGTTTAACAGGAGCTTGCCCGAAACCCGTTAACTTTACTTCTTCCTCGAATGAACGATCAGAAGTTTCAGTCTCATAGATTTCTGCACTCTCATCTTCGTAGGTTTCATAACTCAAACCAAACAAAGCATTGAGACCAGGAAGCAGCTCCTTCAGCATTTGTGCTCGTGAAATAGCCATTTCTCAGCCTCCTTATGCTAATGTGCTCGTATCGTACTGATGCACACCTGGGTTCCATGTAACAAGAACATCAGGATATGTATCAGTCCAATTATTATTAGGCGCATCAAATAGCCCAATAATACGAACAGCTAGGGTTGCGGTTGTAGCAGCATCAGCGTCAACTGTCATTTTACTTTGTTTACTTAAATCCAAAGTATTAACAGAAGTAATGTTCGTCAAAGCAGAGTTTTTCCCTGCATCTGCCGAAGTCATTGCTGCATCTGACTGTACCTTGAAGACAGCACGAGGATTGTCCCAGACAAAAACTTGAACATCACTATGTCCACTGGCAGTCATCGCGCTTGCTACAAGATGATTAGAAAACGTAAGTGCTCCTGTGCTTCCGTCAATATAACGAAAACCACAGGCTATCCCTATAGGAGTATTCGTTGCCGAAAACGTAGTCGTAGGGGTAGCTGCAATAGCAGTTGTAACACCAGCAGCAAAATGTACAGGCTGACCTGAATAAATTGCGTTAGTGTTATTGGAACCCAAAGGATACATGGTTTGACCACTTGTATTGTATCCCTGACCCAGTATTCCGACTTGAACCATCCCATAAGGAGCTTGTACTGAACCAGCCATGATTCACTTTCTCCTTATAAAATGCGGAGAGCTATTGCCCTCCTTTGCCAAAATCTACCCTTGTCTTCCTCTCAGGTTTAAGGAGAGGCATACGAGGGTCCTGTTCCCGCATGAAATTTGAATCCACTGCTGCCATCTGTTGATCAGCAATAGTTCTGTAATGATCTGCTCTATTCTTACTAGTCTCCGCAGGCATCTTGCACAAAAGCAATCCCCCTACTTCGATGTTTCCATCCGAGCCAAAACGCGAATCTACATCAGACTGGATGCATAGTTCAGGATGATCTTCCGCTTTACATGGAACCCATCCACCCCTAAACATTTTAGAAACATTAGTATTGTCTGCATGACCTATCACAGAGGTACGAACCCACCTAAATACCCATCCCTCTTGCGGATCAGGATTAGGTAATATTGATGGTGGAACCCACCCAGTTTCTTTGCGTGACTCTACATCACGAGTTTCATGCTCTCTACGAGTCCGAGAATCATCTTCCATGCGCCATTTCCTTTGCTATTTGGTTTGCATATTGCTCAACAGTAATACCAAGTTTTTTGGCGAGATTAACCTGATGATTGTTAAGCGTTACTTTGCGTGGGGTCTTAGCGTTTCGTGTCGCTGGAGCCACCACGGATTTGCGGGGAACTTCAACTTTCTCTAAAGCTCCATCCTCAAAACGGTCAGGAAAAACTTCCCTAACTCTCTGATCCACTCGTTCATAATAGTGTTCACTTCGTGGATCAACTCTTTCTTTAATAAGCTTGTCATGAACCGCATACGCTACTGCGGTCATTTCTGTATCCTTGCCAAACCATTCATTTTGCCTAAGCCATTCAATAGCCCTAGGATCAGGCGGGGCAACATACTGTTGTTGCTGTTGAGGTTGCGGTTGCGGTTGCGGATTTGCAACCTGCGATTGTTCTTTAGGAGGACGCACCTCCTCTACCCTTTTCTGAGAATACTGTGCATCATTAATCTGCTTTTGAGCAGCTACAATACGATCTGTATCTCCAGCATCATAAGCTTCTCTAAATTCTTTTTCTGCCATCTGAAGTTCCGTATTAGCTTTAGATTCCGTGGCATTAAACAGCGCTTGATTTCCTTGCTGTATAAGATTTTTTAAATCACGGTTTTCCGCTAACATTCTTTGAGCATGAGCCAGCGCTTCTTGATTTTCTTTTTGCGCCACCTCCTTCGCACGGCGTTGCTCGTGAAACTCGTACTTCAGTCTTTTGATACGCTTCTGTACCCGATCCGAGTACTGCCCTATCTCCTCTTCCGAGATATCAAAGTCTGCCGCGGCTTCCGCATCTTTCGGGGAAACTTTATCTTCTTCAGGCGTATCATCTACTACTTCAATTTCAATATCGCTTTCGGCTGCGACTGCCGTTTCTTTTTCAATCATTATGCCCTCGTATATCCGCGTGGATCATCTACCACTGCTTCAACTAAATCGTCATTAATAAGACGAAACTCTTTACCATGAATTTTAATACGTGTTCCTTGAAACGCCCTAAAGATAACGAAGTCACCTTTCTTGCACCAAGGTCCCGATGGAAACCGTTTCTTATCTGCATAAGCATCAGGTCCCATTGCTAACACCAATCCATAGACACTGGACACAGCCTCATTCTCTCTCGCCTGGTCGGTTTTTATAATACCGCCAGCAGTCTTTTCCTCCACTTCAGGAAGACCAATCAACAACCTGTACCCCTGTGGATCAGGAAGCTGAGTTGGTTCTTTCTTTAACTCAACCACTTCTGACATAACTCACCTTTTATCTGCGTTGCATAAAAGGGGGCAACGATTCCCCTGCGCTACTCCTCTTCCTCGTCAACACCGACAATGTCGAGAAGCTCACGTTCTGCAAGGGCTATACCATCAATACGTCCAACCATACGCTGGTATTCCCCGAAATCCTTTGCGCCTCCTGTAGCCAAATGATCTGCCCCTTCGTTGAGGTAATCACGAAGACGTTTTTGTAAAAGACTGGCTAACTGATGTGCATCCATCAGGAAGCTATTTTTTTAATTTTTGCCCAGTACTTCTTTGCCTGCTCAGGATACATCCTGTCACCCTCCAGAGTTACAAGAGGGACAGCATCTTCTTTGGAAGTCTCTTTCTTTTTAGTTTTTGCTTTTGCACCTACACCCTGCACCCCGACATCAACCGAAACAAAAGCTTCGTTTACGTCAGTTGTAGAGGGATCATCTGCCGCATAATGTCCTTTAGCAGTACGGGCACGAACTTTCTTTATTGCCTTTTTAGCCATTAACCTTCTCTCCCTTCTTTATCCATCACAGCTTTAGCAATCTCTACGCCCAAACGAGCGCCTTCCATTTTTTCTTTTTCTGCCAGTTCCACGCCTTGAAACTCTCCTTCAAGAACGTCACTTGCAATACGTGCTCCAATTTGAGCACCTGTAATTTTTTCCTGCGAGGCTATACGCTCACGCTCACGGGCATCTGTCATCTCCGCTTTGTCCATATCAACCTTGGCTCTCATCATATCAGCCTGAGCTTTGCGCTCTACTTCCATGCGGCGAATATTAAGCTCTTCCTGTTGTTGCTGAACAATTGGATCTTGAAGCATCTGTTGCGCTTGTTGCTGTTGTACTTCCGCTTGATCCTTGGCAAGAAGTTTATCAGATGCCTGAGCAAGCAACACCGACAGTTCTTTTTCCACATCACGAGGCAACGGTTCACCTTCTGGTGGCAAAGGTACACCCAGTTGTTTTTCTATTTCATTTCTATATTCAAACGTCAAATGCTCACGTATATGAGATTCAGCAGCGGATTGAATAGCCCCTGCTCTGGGAGACTGGGATACCAATTCCATAATCTTTGGATCTTTTATAGCGTTCATGTGAACGGTAATGTGAGCCTTGTGATCTTGATAAGAAAAAGCTTTAACAGGTTTTTCGTTAATAAGGTTTTCATTTTCCGTAACAGGATCTGTGGGTTTGACATCGTCTTTGTCTGGAACAATTTTGTTTACATCCTGCAAGCCCATCGTCATTAACATCTGCCTGTGCAATTCTGGCAGATCATACATCTGAGGAGCCTGCGAAGCCAACTGCAAAGCTGCCTGATACTGCATTACCCTTTGCGCCATTGTTGTTGCATTCGGGTCAGAAACAGGAATAACATCTACCCGTCCATCAAAGTCTTCCGCCCGTGAAGCCCCCGTCTCATATGCATAGTCTGCTGGTAAAAAAGTTTTAATCAAGTTAGATATGATACCAAACTCTTTACGCATGGATGCATGAAGACGAGCTTGAACTGCTGACATTACTTTCATGCCACGCTCAATAATCGCAAGCGTAGTACCAACAGGTGCTTCGTTATTCATATCGCTGATCTTCATATCAGCAAGAGAAGCAAACCTTCGGCCTTCCTCTACAATATTCCCCAGCAACTGGTAAAGAACATTGCTGGGTTCTTTGTACGGCATAAAGGTAATGTTGTCCCGTATAGCTCCACCAGGTACATCCACATCCCTAAACTCGCCTGGCATGATAGGAGTTTCATCTCCCTTGATCCTTAGTCCTCTTGCCTTTAACCCAGCAGGAAGATTAGACAATGTCCCTGCATCTACCAACTGACGCAGAATAGATGTTGCCGATTTTGTCAAACCGCCAATGCAATGGATTAATCCGTATCCATAAAAACCTAATGATGGCAAGTACTTATAATGAACAAAATGAAGCATCTTCTTTTTTAAAGGATCTGTTTCTTCCCAGTTGCGATAAATGGAAAGGATTGTTCCTGAAGACTTGTCCAGTGTTACCACGTAAGGTAACGCTATTCCTGTAGGCTCACCATCTTTTTCATCTTCAAAATTTGCAAGATCAAGATCAACATGGCATTCCAAAAGAGTATAGCGATCATCATATTCAAAAGCAGGACGCTCCCCCTGCAAAGCATTATACTGTTCTTGAACTTTAGTATAATCAGGAGATGGCTCCCCTAATTCAACATCTCGATAAAACCCGCCTATCTGAAGCTTGCGAATTTCGTTCTTTGTTTTTTTCATTACATGGGTATAGCGCCCACAGCTATTTAAATCGGAAGCGCCATAAGCTACAACCATATCCTCCGCAGGAACAAACACGGCTGTCGGACGCTCCATATCAGGATCATAATAAACTTTCTTGAAAGCTGAACCTGCCAACGGCAATGCGAACAGCATGTTCTCGTGCTCACTCCTGTAATCAGGCATACCTTCCGTAAGCTGATAGTTCATTTCATTCTGGACACGAACCGCCTGCTCTTCTTTTTCTTCATTGAGATCGCCAATGATTTGTGTACGCACAGGACCTTTCGCAGGAAAGGTTTCCATAATAGACTGCGCCTGAAAACGAATTACCGCTTCGGAAAGAACAGGATGAAATACACCACAGGCACCTGGCCATGGCGTTGTCCTGTCTTCTATTTTTAAACCAAGCAGATCCAAACCTTTTATATACGTTTCTTCCCAGTCGCTTCGGGAACTACGATCAGCTTCAAAAGCCCCTATTAATTCAGACTTGATATTTCCCAGTTCCGATTCTTCCAGATACTCCGCAAGGTTGGAACCAAAATCTTCTTCGCTTTCCATATCGGGATCAAAATCAATAACCATACCGCCATCAGGCGTTTCAATAGATACAGCTTCAGGATTAACAATTTCAATCTCAACCTCATCAATAGATGCATCGGCAGGTTCCCCTACTCCAATCATAGCTTTTTCAACTGCCATTAATAATACTCCGCATGTCTTGGAGGCATCCATTCATCTTCCTCATCGGAAGGATTACGAATAAACCCGCCCTGCCTAAACCTCATTAAAGCCTGTGTCGAACTGTCTACAAGGTCATCATGATCACCTGCTGGAAAAGATGCAAACTCTTCGATAACTTCTTCAGCCCATCGAGTAGACGGTGCCCATACCATTCCTGAAGCAAACATATCTGCTACAGAATTTACCCGTGCTATTTTATCATTTCCTTTTGAAGGGACATACTCCGATACAGGTATTCCCATTTGACGCAACTCAAACACCAAAGGCATACCTGAAGCCTTCCCTTCAACAATAAATGCATCAGGATCAAAATCCTTCCACATTTCAAAAGCTCGTTTCTTCAACTCTGGAAATTCCATTCTTTCCTTAAACGCATCAAGAAGAATAATATGCATGGCATCTTTTTCTTCGTTTAAAAAAACACCCCATGTCGTACAGGCAGAATAATCTGACCTTTCGGTTTTCAGAAAAGCCGTGTCCCAGCTTTGGATAACAAACTCACAGGGAGGCGGGTACTTGCCCGTCCATTCCTGCCACCATTCCCTTTTTACCAGAGCGCCTTCTTCTGAAGTCGGGTCCTGCTGGTACTGGGCTGTCCACTTGGACAACGGCAGTTCCGAGCGTAACGCCTCCAGTTCCTTAATGCCCCAGTACTCAGGCCACAAAGGATTGCCCGAAGGCATAATAGCAGGAAGCTCAATAACCTCCCATTCATCGGAACCGCTTCGCTTGACGGAGTTATCTATAATCTTTCCCGTAAGATCCCGCTTGCTCCAGCGTGTCATCACAACAATAATCGAACCACCAGGCTGTAGTCTCTGTCGAGGACCTGATGTGTACCACTCATACACCCGATCAAAAACTTCAGGATGGTACTGACCTTGTGCGGCATCCTGTTCCGAATGCGGATCATCAATAATCAAAATATCCGCACCCTTACCTGTAACAGCACCACCAACACCGATAGCAAAGTACTCACCGCCCTTGTTTGTATTCCAACGCCCAGCAGCCTTGCTGTCAGACTGCAATTGAGACTTGGGGAATATATCTTTAAACCCCTGATCATTAAACAAGTTACGCACCTTCCTGCCGAAGCCTACCGCCAGTTCTGCCGTGTGCGCTGTTTGAATAACTTTTTTTTCGGGAGACTTTCCTAAAAACCATGCAGGAAGAAGATAGGAAGCAAACTCCGACTTCGTGTGTCTGGGCGGCATATTGACAATCAGCCTTTTAAGCTTTCCTTCCGCTACCCGTTCAAAGGCTTCAGCCATGGTCTTATGATGCTTGCCCTCAATAAATGCAGGCCATACAGCTTTTACAAACGACAAAAAATTATGCTGGCTTGCCTCGCGTTTTTTTGCTGTCTCAAGTTTTTCAATAAGATCAAGAAGCTCACACTGCTCATGATGAGGCAAAGATGCTATATGTGTCTGCATTGCCTGAAGGTTCATCTATGCCATTACCCCGACACATACCCAGTGCATCCGTATGTAAATTATAAAACTGTCAATCATTTGATGCCGTCCCTTCACTGGAATAATAAACCAGCACAAACGAATTACATGCGGGACAACTAAGGTTGGTTACCATGTCATGATCCTCATGATCTTCGATATCATGATCCCCGCCCCATATTAATTGCGTACCGCAATGCCAGCAATCCATCGTCATCTTCTCGCCAGCATTACAATGATAACCACCAGAAGGGCGATCTGAATTGCATCAACCCAAGGAACAGCCATAGCATTAGGAATCGCAGCCATCAAGATGATCTGCTCCAGACTTCATAACGACATTGTTCCCCATGAGGTTTCTCCCATATTGCTACAGCAAGCGCCCGATCAGGGGAGCCTCCCTTCTGAAGATAGTCTTCGCGCCAGTCCATATTAACCCAGCATGTAGGAGTAAAACGAATAAACTGATCCCTTCCCTTCCTGCAAGCCCATAGTCTTTCGGGACAGACAAGCGCCATCTTCTGTACGCCAATCGCAAACGCATGGTCAATAAACGGACGTATATCCTTGAACGGGGGATTGGTCACCACCGTCTGCGACATGGTCCGTGTGTAATCAAAGAAATTCTGGCCTGTGGAAATATCCGTGGTCAGAACCCTGCACCCTGTCTTACGCATCTCATGGGCAAACCGCCCGTCTCCAGAACATGGCTCCCACACAGTGCTGTCAGGAGCCACCCATCTGTTTACCAACTCCTTAACAATACTCAAGGGTGTTGGATAGTTGTCGTGCATCTTTCGCATTCTAAGCTCTCCAAAAATTAGAGCTGCCATCAAGTCAGTGCGAGACCTAGCTTGATGGACAGCCCTTGAGTTTTTCATAATAGCAACAAGGAACTTGAAAAAACCCTATTACTACTACGAGCACCTTACCTTTGGGAGGTTTAAAAAGATGACATGTACCCACACCACTGTGCAAGTGTATCAAATCTACCCCCCTTGACCTGGTTCTGTCAACTCTTTATGCAGTTTTTTTCCCAGCCGTGAGTATCCCTCGATATCATCCCAGTGATCATCGGTGTAGGAGCCTGAGATAATCCGCGCCACCTTATGAAGAATATTTATAATAGCAAACTCATGGGGCTGTATCTCACATCCTTCCTTGTGGATCATCAAAGAGGTAATAAGCTCCGAAGCCAAAGTAAAAGTTTTATGGGCATCTCCATGCGTGGCTTCCCTTCTATCGAGAAGCCCGCGTATTCTTTCCTCCTCGGTCAATGGAGCAAACCTTTCCTGTCAACAACAAACTGCTGTCCTACACCAGAACTGACAACGCACAGCTTTCCCTTGCCAACACCCATAAACAACGTCCAGTTGTCATTCCTCTCGTTAATATGCAACATGAACGTCACACCATGATGCCCTTCGCCCCACCAAACAGGCTCAAGACGATGATGGTACTTAATTTTTTTTAGAATATCATCAGGCAATTTACAATCAAGAGACAGATACTCACCTGGTGCAAGCCGATTTGAATTTGATTTTGATTTTATTAAGTCCTTAGTACCTGGTACCTTTTTAGGTACAAGTTCTAATCCTGTATCTGTACTAAAACTAGAAGAATATAAAATACCTGGTACTAATATAGTACATAGTACTAGTATAGTACATAGTACAGGTGTGTGTAAAAATAATCTAGACATGAAACCTCCTTGGTACATGGTACCATTTTTAAAATATGGAGGACAGATTGCCCTCTTCCCGTAACCAGAATAACAAAAAAGGGGTGGGGGTGTCAACTATTAAAGACTCCTGTAAGAAGAATAGGTAGGGGGGTATGAAAAAGAAGGAATTGTTTGAGGGGATTAGCGTGCGGTGGTGGCGGGGGAGCCAAGGTCAGCCAAGGGGGGGTCGGGGGTGGGTGCCCTCTCCCTGCGGGGGCGTATCAAGTGCAGGTGCCAGAAAGATTCGAGCATTGTTCAGCAGTGCCACCAGAACAATTACCTAGCGCTCCAGTGCAATCCGGCACGAGTGAAACCATCATCGCAGGTGTGGGGGCATGCTCCCCATCATTAGGGGTAGGGGGTGGGGTTATTCTGCGCTGTTCCCTGCCAGTAGTCGGGACAGACGCTGTTCGAGTTCATGTTGAAGCGTTTCGCTGTCGCGATTGTCTTCTGTTGCGATGCGCTCTTGGAACAGTGAACCACCGCCATGCGCTAGCTTGCCAAGCAGTTCCAGTGCGCGAACACGACTCGCGCTGTTACTGTCTGCACCTTTGCCCAATGCTTCTAATTCAAGCTGAGATATCACGAACTCCAGTCGGGAGTGCGCGGAGCGCAGTGATTTTGCATCAGCCTGTGCTTCTAACGCTTTTACCCTACTCCTTACCTTATCCTGATTAGCCAATAGTGATGCCTTAGTCCAAATGGTCTGAGGTGACATGTTCTTTGTGTCGTAACAATTACGATATGCCTGCGATAGAGACTGAGGTTTAGCGTCTGCGTCCTTGCTCACTAATTCGCGAATAAAACAGGATTGCTTAGCAGTCAATTTTGTATCCCTCTGTGCCACCAGTGAACCATCTACAAGAACCAAGTGCCCTTTCTTTTTCTTGCTCATGTTATACCTCTTTAAAATTATATTTATCTATTACCACAGGTATATGGATGAGTACAAGCGCCCAAGGGAAAAATGGGATTTTTCTAAACGGAAATTAATTTTTTGCGGAGCATTCCAGAACAAATGTCCAATTAAAAAAAAAGCGGCTCTAGGAAAAACTTTTCGCATTTTATAGGGATTATTTCACATCAAATACAACTTTTTACTTGACATGCCCTATACGCCCCAAAGAAGCCCATACAAGAGGATTAGGCATTCTCTATGCCCTACTATTCAGAAAGGGTCTTCCGCGATTTTAGCCCTTAACTTATTGAAATCATTACATCTTTTTTAGAGCATTAGCTAAGTACTTGATATCATTACCTTTTATTATCGCAGGTTTTAACCCCAATTTAACCCCCAGTTTAACCCATGATTTGTGTAAGATTTATTTTTGATTATCGTCTAATACGATATGAGAATATCTGTTGCCTACTTAATAAGAAGTATTCCGACTAAAGGGGTTTACATATTCTTATGAGTGTAGTAGATTGTCAGCGAATCCCTCTCGCTAACCCAGTTGAGAACGATTCGCAACTAGAAAGGAGCATAATTAAGCAGTCTATGTGATTTGTAGGATAGCAAGCCCTGCACGCTGGCACTTGATCCACTGGGGCGATTCGGCAACTACGGTACGAATCAAAATTTGCTAAAACTGGTTTCGGTCACAGTTAAAAAACCCAAGTTTTCGGGACTGCTTACCTATGTTCCTTTTTTACTTCAACCAACTATAGGAGATTACTGCCATGGTTAACCCAATACAAAGCCCAGACCAATATGCTCAAACGCTTTTTAAGGCTGGTTACAGGGCCACCAACAGCCAAGATTCAAGTGACATAGTCGAAGGTTTAAAAGCAGATTACGGTTTTTTAAATTACAATTATACGCTCGAAGTTTTGAGTGAATTAGAAGAAATCGAACACAAGATGGAGGGAAAATAAAATGGCATGGATTGATGAAGCAGAAGCCGAAATGAGATTTAAAGCGAACTTTAAAACCATGAGATTTAACAAAACAAAATCAGGAACAGTCCAACTAATCGATTCATATGGTCATGGTAAATCTGCGCGAGGTAACTGGTCATCTGCCCCAGCGACTTTAATCTGTGACGATGGCGATGGGCATTATGATGTCTGGAGGTTTACAGGGAAGCTAGATGATGCAGTAGAGGAAGTAGCATGTCTTTATACTGGCAATGACGGCCTGTATATTGTGGAGCATGTTACTAGAGGCCGACTCGATGCCGTACCTGTTCCAGACGATTTTTGGATCGAGGATACCTCCGACAGTTGGAGTGACGTTAAACCAAATTTGGATAAATACCCTCACGTAATTTGTTGGTAAAGGAGAATACTATCATGGAATATATCTTATCAATAGCCGATCTGCCCGACTACATTCGCTTTGCGATGGTGAAGCAGTGTAACAGCATTAAGGGAAAAAGCGTTTTAATATTAGGTCCTGTGGGTGTGGGAAAATCCCAGATCCCAGTGCAGGTGGCCGAATCCGAAAACTGGAAAGTAGTAACGGTAAATCTGAGCAATTATCAACCAAGTGAAGTTAGTGGTTGGGTCACTCAAGTTGGCGATACCATGCAACAGCTAATCCCTGATTGGGCTAAACAAATATTCGATCACGCCAATGAGAGTTCCGACAAGACTCTCTTGATTTTCGAAGAGTTCCCACAGTGTGATATAGACGTACAGAAGTCCACATCGCAAATAATTTGGGATCGAAGGGTGGCAGGTCTACGATTGCCGGAAGATTGCTTGATAATTGCAAATGGCAACAGGAAAAAAGATAAATCAGCAGTCAAGTCAATCCCTGAGCATTTGATCTCACGATTCAATATCGTAAACATCGAGGCAGAATTGGCTCCAACATTGGCACATTTTGCCAAAATCGGTGTTGCCCCAGAAGTGCAGATGTATTTGACCCAGTTCGCGGATAGTCTGCACAAGCATGAGGCAAATGGAACATCGTTCCCATGTCCTCGAACATGGGTGGACGTCAGCGATACCTTGAAACTGAAAGCACCAAAGGCCATCGAGTCTGCCATGATTGCAGGAGCAATTGGCGTTGGGGAAGGGGCGAAGCTATCTGGGTTTCTCAGAGTATGGAGAGACCTAGTGCCACCGTCTCAAGTATTTGCTAATCCTGAGACTGCCCCAGTTCCTGAGAAAGCAGACGTGCGATATGCAATGATCGGGAGTCTGGTTGCTTCATGCACCAACAAAGATGCGAAAGCACTCGCTACTTACATCAAGAGACTACCACCCGAATATCATTCTGTGGCAGGGGCTACGATCAAGCGAAAAAACGAGGGTGTGTCTGATCCCTCGAAAAAATTATCGTGTAAAGAATTTACAGATATCTTAATTCAAACCGCTCAACTTTTAAATGGGGAGTAATCATGGATATATTACAGAAAAACGCAATGCTAGTTCAGTTGAATATCAATTCGGCTGGCTTCTGTCGTAAAGATAAATCAGTCACAGATCAGGTGAACAATGAACACGGTGCTTCCTACGATGCAGGGAAATACAACAAGAATTTGTTCAGCACCAAAGATACTGAGGTACCCAAGCAGTTAGCACGTCAGGCTCGATCAGTGGTTGATCACTTCTGTCTTCACTGGTCTGGCAACCAACGCCTGTTGCCTGTTGCAAATTATGAGAAATTTCTGGAGCGAATCACCGCCATCAAATCTAAGTTCTATCAGGCGGTGGATGACCTAGACCAGAAAATTCCCTCACTAATTGAGCAGAGACGCACTCAGTTGAATGGCATGTTCAAAGAATCGGACTATGAGTGCTATAAAGATTTAAAATCTTTGTATAAATTCAATGTCAACTTTTCGCCCATCCCCAGCGGGGATCATTTCCTAGTCGATTTAGTCGAAGAGGAAACAGCGATCATTAAGCAGGAGATCGAGGAAAGTAATGCCCAGTTGTTAGGGACGGCTACTGAAGAAAGTTTCGAGAGACTTCACAAAGCAGTTAACCATATCGCTACATGCCTCAAAGACTTTGAAGCAGTCGAGGTTTATAAAGCGGGTGGTAAGAAAAAAGTCGAGACGACTCGCAGGCTTTACGACACGATGACAAGTAACCTCAGCGACTTAGTCGACATTCTGCCAGCCTTAAACATCACAGGCGATGCCAGACTTGCAGGCTTGATTGATGATGTGAGGGCAAGCTCTTTGCTCAAGCACAGTGTCGAGGATTTTCGTGATCCAAAACAAAAACACGTTGTTGCAACCGTTCAGACTGAGGCTCAGGAAATTGCTGAGAAAATGTCTGGATTTTTTGGGGGGGTATAATATGAGCGGATTAGTTAGTCAACTAAGGGATGGGGCCATTGCCCCATCCGACAAGGTGCTGAGACATGTTAGCCGTGCAAAAATTCGGCTTCAGATATCAGACCCTTTTAGCGGTGCCATTGTGATGCAAATGCCCACAGTTTTCACTGGAGCATTACCAACCATGGCAACTGATGGAACTTCTCTCTACATCAATCCAGAATTTGCCGAAAGTTTGAGCGGTGATGAAATAGTTGGGGTTCTCACTCACGAAGTGATGCACAAAATATTCTTCCATCACTTGCGTAGAAACAATCGGGACTCAAAAATCTGGAATGTGTCGGGAGATGTGATTATCAATCACTTGCTACGCAAGGACGGTAAGACATTGCCAGAGTCTGGTCTGGATTGGGATAGCGTTGGGGAACTGAAAAAATCACGAGAGGATTATTCCACAGAGATTCTTGCTGATGAACTAATCTCAAACAAGCAAGAAGAGAAGCAAGACCAAGACCAAGATCAAGATCAAGGCCAGAGCAATGATCAAGAACAGGATCAGGATCAGGATCAGGATCAGGATCAGGATCAAGACCAAGGTCAAGGTCAAGGTCAGGATCAAGACCAAGGTGATCCCTTTGCCGATGAGGGTGGCACTGGGATTGTGATCGATGCTGAGAGCGATAGCGGTGAGCCTTTGAATGCCACTGAAATTTCACAGGCAGAGCGAGAACTTGCCTCGGAAATTCAGAACTGTGCCCAGATTGCAAAGGCTCAGGGAAAATTACCTGCACATGTTGCTGAGTATGTCAAAGACTTAGCTTCATCAACAGTTGACTGGTGTGATGAGTTTGCGAGATTCTTGGGGAAAGGCTCTGATCATCGATCAGACTGGAACATCCCCGATAAGAAGTGGCTCAAGCGAGGAATATTCCAACCGCGCAGAGTGCGCGAAGGAACTGGTCACGTAGTGATCGCCATCGATACGAGTGCCAGTGTCAGTACCAAAGAATACAAGGCACTGATGGCAGAAGCTAAGTCTATATGCTTGGACATAGATGCTGAGAAAGTCACGGTCATCTACTGTGATACCCGCATCGCTCATGTCGATAACTTTGACGATCCCTCTGACATCACAGAGCGCGATCTTGGGCGCTATGGCGGTGGTGGCACTGACTTTGCCCCACCATTTCAATACGTTTATGAGAACGAGATTGATGTGGACTCTTTTGTCTATCTCACAGACCTCGAAGCACGTATGCCAGAGGAGCCAGACTATCCTGTACTCTGGGTATCAACCACCAAACTCGAAGCAGATTTTGGAAAAACCATCCACATTAACTAGAGGAGCGGGGGCTAACGCCCCCGAATTATTATCATGGATAAAGAAGCTTATAAAAAATACAAAGACAACCTCACTGCTTTGAATGAGGTCACCGCACTCGTGGAGAGATTAGCAGAAAATAAAATTAAAGTTTTTTCAGGTGGGGACAATGCCCCATTTGATAAGGACAAGTATATAACAAGTTGGCAATTAGGAAAACGATTTAAAGAGATGGGCGGTTCGTCTTTGGGGGAGTTTGATAGCGTGATATCAAGCCTCTACAGACAAGTTAAAAATTGGAGGCGTGAGAGCAAACCTAAAGGTCAACTATCTTTTAAACAAAAATGGGCACAAAAAGTTGGCAACCTAGAAAAATCCCTTTCAGAGTGGCGTGAGGAGGTCGTGGTTGAAGTTAAAATTGGAAATCTTATCCCCAACGTACCTGAGTGGCATGTGGGATTTGAGAATGGGGCAACCTGTGATCAGTTCCCTTTTAAATTATCCACTGAAAAACCCAGAGGATATGGGTGCTTCAAGGTCAGAGTCGCTATCACTACAAACTTTTTAAAAAAGGTGGTTCCTTTTTTTAAATCTGGTGAATATTGTGAACCATTTGTCGAGAGAGTATGCAAGAAAGCATATGGAGACTCGACATACCAATACCTCGTTCTTCACATCGATGAGCCAATGTTTGAGGCTGAAGGTCAAAGTTTTGATCATGGGATTAAGGTTAGAAAATTTCATGGGCTTGAGACTTACGGACGCAAGGCTAATCGTGAGGTTGTGCCAGTGACTCGATATCTTGCATACACTGGAGACACCTGTAAATACGATTCAATTATTGGAACAGCAACCAGTGCCATTAAAGCATATAAACTTTTGAAGTCTCGCATTGCCAGAGATTTGTTAAAGAAGTTATGAGTAGTATTAAAAATATTAACTGGGAAATTGATGCGAAGAAAATTGTATCCAATCCCAGTGATTATAGCCCCACCCTGAGATACTTAGCGTGGGGCTATCTTTATCAGAAGAAGACAGGTAAATCTATCCGCCAGATTAATCTGCCTGATTGTTCTGAAACAACCCCTGACAAGTAGAGGAGAATAATAATGACTAGAGCATTTAGTTCTGAAGACAAAATTGGACTACCATTTCATAAATCCAAACTCACAGCCGAACAACTCATAGACATAGCAGATCGCTTTGAAGACATCTTGAAGGAAGTGGAAAGAACACTCGATTCAACCACTCTTACGAGTAAAGAAAAGAAACAAGAACGACTCTTACAGATGTGTTATAACATAGCTAAAGATTATAAATCTCACTGGATGGGTAGCACTTTTTCTCAGAAGGGAAAATTGATTGGGAGAAATAATGAGGGTGAGGTGGTCATTGTCGATGACCATGTCTTCATATCGAAATGACAGTGCTTTTTTATTACGACAGAGACTCGAAAAAATTAATTGATCGAGTTCCATTAGACGAGTTCATTCGTGAGAATAATTACGATGAGCTTGAGAGAGATGTGGAGTTTATTCACCATGCCCATGAGGGTGAGGTGGTCATTATCGATCACCATGTCTTCATATCGAAAGGTAAACTTGCCAAAGAAATAACATCTAACAAAATGATCTAGTGTTTAGCCCCTATTCCCTCGCTGGGAATGGGGGCTTTTTTTATGTCCAAATCTGGCAACGCATCCCATCCATATCGATCTGAAAAAAATTCGCCCACTATATTTAGTGCCTTGATAACCCGCAAGACACAAGCCCCACTTGTTGTGGGCTTATCCTCAAGTAGTAGGCTAATGAGAGCCTCCTTGCACGGGTTCCCCCCCCTATGTTTTACATACGCAATGATTCTATTTGCTTCAGCATAAGCATTTGCTTGACGTTCAGATATATCTTTATCCCCACCAATGCCACCGCTAGACCAGTTAGATCCCTTAATGCCTAGCATTCTCGCACGATGTAACACACCCAGAACCTCTTCACCTATCTGGTGTTGGTGTGGTGAAATTTTCTTCTTCAGCAATAGCCTATCTAATTCAGTCGTGTCTACTTGTCGGAAGCGCAAATCCCCTGCTCTTGTGGAAGCTTCCTCAACAATAAACTCACCGTGATTTAGTGACTCAACTGTCGGAATCCCAATGTGCGAATCCGCTGAGATCAATTTCTTTTTCTTCATAGTAACACCCCGATGGTACATCAAAATCAATAACTCGTTCACCCTGCGCCCCCAACCAACGATAGCGCATCTTCCAACAAATAATTTTCACTCGCTCTCGTTCACAAAACGAATCGTGAAATCTCGCCACAGTCAAACCAGCGTCAGCAAAATTAAACCAATGAGCCGAACCACTGAGGTCATAGCCTTTCGGTATTGGTGTGGTGCCTTCCTCTCTTCTCATCTTAGCTGGGTGGGCAACGAACCACACATGAATATCGTGAAGCTTGGCGAACATACGCACGTCAGTGAGCATGTCGCTTATCTGTTGCGTCTCACTCTTTGACTTATCAGGCAGAGATAAATAACTGAAAGGATCAATTACGAGTCCTCTTATACCCATGCGTTGGACAGCAGCTGCGGCTCTGTCGAGGACACTTGATAGGGAGGCTTTCTCACCATCGTTGTGATCGATAAACATGAAATGTTCTTTAACAAAGGTCTTGGCTTCACCCAGTTCTTCTCTTGACAGTCGAGGTGTAACACCATCAAAGAATGGTTTGCCCGAAAACTTTTCCATCAGTTGCGTGATATGAGTGGGGGGGTCATTCTCAAACGAGCATATGGCAAACTTCCAGTGCTTTTCTTTTGCTAAATTAACCATCATATGATCAATGAACGATGATTTTCCAGACGATGGAATGCCCGTGACCACAGTCACGAGACCAGTTTTCACGGAATAAATCTGGTCAACTGACGGAAAACCTGTCCCCTCCCCGCGCACAACCCCCCGATGATAAAGATTATCTACAGCTTCATTATAATGATCGGCATGATTCAAACCTGTTAACGGATAAGGTGTGGCGGATTCTATTGCTTCACGCAAAGCTTCTTTGCCGTGCTTTACAAGCACATCATTCGCATCCTTACAATCGTTAGGCCAGTGAACAGTAAAGCATTTAGCCTTTCCAATTCTTCTGGCTAACTCCTCTGCCAAAGCTGTTCCTGACTGATCCCCATCAACTGCGAGGACGATACGATCCATACGTTTAAAAAGATCTCTGGCATTCCACACATACGAAAACTTCTTATCTTCAGTAGGATCGACTCGGTTCTCGCTAATCTTTTGAGGTGCGCCATTGGGAACGGAAACACTGGCTACACCAGCCGACCATAGAGAAAGACTGTCAATCTCCCCTTCGCAAATGGTAAGAGTAGTTTCACCATTTATAAGATGCCCACCGAATAAAGTGTTGGCACCGCCACCGTTCTGGGTGTGAGCCTTAGCTTCAACGGCACGAAATTTGGTGGCGTAGACTTCTCCATCTTCAATGTACGGAAACCCAATCGCTTCAACCTTTTTCTCAAGCTTAGGGAAATAAATTGCCGTGCTGAAAACCTGATGTTTCCCCAGCATCTCTTCGCTTATCTTTCTATTTGATGTGAGATATTCCTTAGCAACTGGGGATAAACTTCCCTCCCGAACCTGAGCTTTTTCTTTTGGTTTTAAAGTAGCCTTAGGTGTGGTGGATTGGTGCGGAATACAACCAGAGATTCCACAGTGATGGCAATCGTATACTAATCGGTCAGATTTAATTAAGACTGACAGCACTGGCTCTTTTTTATTACTTCCCTTACGCAAATGCGAACACGCGGGGCATGTGACCCTAATGTTCTCGTTAATGCGGTGGTGTGCATTTCGACTCGCAACGCGAATCTCTTCATCCAATGTCATTTTCTTACTCCTTCAATTCCCACTTGCCATGATAGCACAAAAATGCTACATGACAAATTATCCATGATAGAAAAAGGTGAGGGTATTAAAATTTTCTTCCTTCTTCCCTTAAATCCCTCACCTTTTATCATCAAAAATTTCTTTAACATAATATCTTCTTTGGGCGCGACTTCGCTTTGAAAGTTTGAAAACGATTCGTTTAACCTCACCAATCTCATAGCCGATCAAAGAACAAATGTCTTCAGCTTGTCGGGTTTTAAACCAAAGAACTGCTCGTGCTAAATCAGGCGATGTGTTAGCATTTACCACGTCCTTGATCGCGGATAACATAACCGCTTTCCATAAGCGATACTCAGCGTCAGCGTTTTGCAATCGACACCTCTACTCTAGGATTGATCTTGTCCAGCCCCCAGTAAATATGTTTCTCTTTTATTTGGCGATCATTCTTATAGATGTATCCCTGCATTGCATCAAGCACCACCGACTCGTCAAGGTCAGGACGGCGAGATGAGTAGTATATTGTCATGGTTATGGAGAGATCGTCCTCAAGAAGTGGGTTAACTTTTGGACACTGGAGTTGAAAGGATTCTAAAAAGGATAAAGCTTTGGCACTTTTAATAAACCGTGGTCTTTTTCCATGAATGACAAGTCTTCTGCTATTCGCTTTGGATGCTGGCTCTCCCACTGTCGTAAAATCTATAGTTGACATTCATCAGTAATCCGCTTATATAATATTAAGGAAGGAAGACAATGAAAATAACAAATCGAAATAAACTACCGTCCACTATAGCTGATGCGATGGTCTCAACGCAAGCACGTTATTCCAAGGGTGACGCTTGGATGAGCGTGACAGGGCTTCAACGCCCACCTCGCATCAGTATTCTTTCGAGAAGACACTGGAAAGACTTGTCGGAAGATGTAAGCGATGGCGTATGGAAACTTTTCGGCAGTGCTATTCATCAAATACTAGAGGATGGAAAAAGCAGAAACTCTGTTATAAAAGAGGAGCGCTTTTTCACTGAGATATTAGGAAAGACAATCTCAGGTGCGGTAGACGTACAAGAAGTAAGTGATTTTGGGATTGAGGTCAGTGACTATAAGGTCACTCGTGCAATCAGCGTGATGCCAAACTCATTCTCGTTACCTTCGTGGACAGAGCAACTCAACGCTTACGCGGAGTTAGTTGAGCGCACCAAGGGTATCCCTGTTACCCGTCTTTTTATATGCGCGATCATCAGGGATCATTCCCTCAGAGAAGCGGAACGCAATCCTGACTACCCTAAATCTCCAATTCACATCGTTGAAATAGAACTCTGGCCTCAGTCCAAAAGAGAAGACTGGCTTAAAGAGCGTGTTGCCATTCATCTTAATTCTGAGACGGATGAGAGTCTTATGGATGTATTGCCGGAGTGTACGCCCGAAGAAACATGGAGTCGTGGCGAGAAATGGGCGGTCAAAGCTTCGCCTAATTCTGTGCGGGCTAAGAAAGTTTTTGACAGCGAAGACGAGGCTATAGCGATGGCTTCAACCAACGCGAACTGGATAGTCGAACACCGTCCATCTCAGCCACTGCGATGCCAGAAGTATTGTGAAGTTTCAAAATTTTGCGATCAATTTAAAACTTGGGAGACTGAAAATGAAACGTAAAAACAAAGTTACACGCGACAAGTTACTTGTCGATAACTATATACTGCAGAAGTCCATGGGTAAAACAAACATAGTCAAGGGGTTGGCGAAGGCTTTCTCCTTGACTCCAACTTATATTTATAAGTTGATTAAAAGAAGTCGAGATGAGTCTCCTCGACTCTGGGAAGACAAGAACCTCGAAGCCTCTCCATTTAAGGGTGATCGTTTAATCGTATCCAATGCCATGACCCCTGCGATCACACCATCATCTTGGTGGAAGCGTTTTCTTAACAAAATTTTTGGTTGAGGTACCCATGTTTAACACCAAACATTACCATAAAAACTGTGTAAAAATTTACACGAAACTTATGGAAGAGATTGAGTCTCTTGATGAAGAGCGTGATGAAAAATATCAGCCGAAAATTGTTAACAAAGAAGCGGAACAAATTAATGTCTTCGCTTTTCAGAAAAGGAGAGATTAATGACAGCAAAAAAATCAACATGGGAAACTCTCACGACAGATGAGATGAAACTGGAAGTCGATCAGTATCGACAGCAGAAAGGTAATCTTGACTACATTTCATGGGCGTGGGCGTGGGGAAAGCTGAAAGATAAATTTCCAAATGCTACATTTGAGAAGCACTGGTTTGACGATGTTCCCTATACTATGGACGCAAAGGGTTATGCCTATGTACAAGTAACAGTTACAGTGGAAGGCTCCTCACTAACTGAGATTCTTCCTGTGCTGGATCACAAAAATAAACCTGTTACTAATCCTGATTCGTTTCAAGTTAACACGACTCTTCAACGGTGTTTGTGTAAGGCCATCGCTTACCACGGACTTGGATTCCACATCTACGCTGGCGAAGACTTAGAAGATTATACACCAGAAAAAAACTCCAAACAAAAAGAGACTAAACCCTCACCACCCTCAAAGCAAAAAGAAGAAATTCAAAAAGTTTTGGATGACCCGTTGTTGAAAAAAATAACACAAACCTTTGATATCGACTCTATCCGTGGGGCCGATGGCATGTGGGGATCGATCTGTGATGAACAGGGTAACATTATCAGTGGCTATGACGAGGCTGAATCAACAATTATTCTTGATCCGAAAGACTCTCCCGATCAGAGACTTAAATACATTAACGATTATTGGCCCGCTATTCTCAGCACTATAAATAATATAGATGATTTACTGAGATTGTACACACGGTCATTCAAACAAGACCCTAAAATTTACGAAAAAGAAAAAAGGAAATGCTGTCCCACAGGGTTGCGCCACCTCGCATTTGAACTCAACATCAATACAAAAGAAGAACTCGGCAAATGGGAACCGATGAAATTACTCTCCCATAAAAAAGCAAATATATTAGAAAGTTCATTAACAAAGGAGAAAAAGTGATGGCTATTGGAAATATTTTTGATAATCGTGGCAAACGTGAACGTGGTGGCGAACCTGTTCCATCGTGGCGAGAATGGTCGGGTGATATATCTTTTCGTGAGGAAGATATTAAATATTTAGTATCTGAATTTAAAAGCGGAAATAAAGAACCTAAGATGACCGTCAATGGCGAAACAAGACAGAGCAAAGCTGGAAAGGATTATATCAATGTTAAGCTTAAAAAACATTATAATCCCAATTCTCAAGATAATTATCAGTCCAGTGCTGCTGGTGAGAAGTCTGTTCCAGATACTGAGGAACCTTCCCCAGAAAGTTCTGAGATCAACTTTGACGATCTCTAGGTTTAAATCAAAACGTGTGCGAGACAAGAAATATCTAGCACACATTCGACAGCTTGGGTGTTTGGTTTGCAGAACGCCTTGGTGTGGTGACGCTCATCACATAACTTTTGCAGAACCGAATGCTTTAAGCATGAAGGTGGGAGATAACTGGGTAGTTCCTATGTGCAGAAACTGTCACCATGACTTGCACATGAATGGAAACGAAAGAAAATTTTGGGAGATCGTTGATCGTGATCCTATCACATGGGCAACAAGAGAATGGAAGGAGTGGAATAGTGGAAATACGTGACGCGACATTTACATTTGAGGCACAGCTTCACAGCGTCCTCAATAATATGAAGGCACAGACAGGAGTGATAATAAAATTATTAATCCATCCTGACGATGTACCTGTGGGGCTGTTGTCCCACACAACAGCGACTCGCTTTGGTGTGGCGATGGTTGAACTGGATGACCATGAAGAACCAGTCGCACCTAAAGAAGCAAACCTTGTAGCCAGTGCAAGTATTCTGTGTAGAGAGGGAGCATTCCAGAGACATCTAGGAGTGAATGCAGATAATGTTCAGAAAGGAGAGGGGAGAACAAGAGAAAAACTCCGTGAGAAGATAGGTGTTTCTTCTTTATCTGAACTTAAAGAAAACAAAACAGCACAAAGATTATTTCGTGAACTTAAATCAAACTATGAGAAGGAATTAGAACTATGACTTTAGGAAATCACATGGACAGACCATCTAAACTGGAAGAAGAAACAACCAAGTATAGCATTTTGTTGCCTACATATACACTTGATGCTCTCAAAGCTATATCTCAGAGTGAGGAAAGAACTACCGCTACAGTGATACGAAAAGCTTTGCACGAATTTATTATCAAACATCCTGCGCTTAATCTTACAGGAGAAAACAATGACTGAAATATATACCCTTTATAGAAGAGATGCTGAGGAGACTAGCATCGAAGCCGCAGAGAAACTTGATACAACTAAACTGGAAACAATAGTTTTTAACACCATTAAACTATTTCCAAATGGATGTATCAGCGATCAGGTAAGGAAACATTGTGCCCAACACCACAATATTTTTTCTTATTCCTCTGTTACTGCACGATATAAAGCCCTCAAGGAAAAAGGATTGATTGAATATCTCATGGATGAAGAGGGTAATCATGTGAAACGTGCAGGGAATAGTGGAAGAAACCAGAAAGTAATGGTTCTTAAAAAGAAACAAATGGAAATTCATTATGAGTAAAACAAAAACAACGCACATACTTTATCGTATGTGGAATGCTAAAGAGGAACTCATATACATTGGTATTTCTAGATCGGCAATTGTTCGATTAAGTCAGCATCAACAAACAAAAGAATGGGCTACGGAAATCCATAACATAACTTTGGAGTATTTTTATAGTAGAGAATTATGTAAACTTGCAGAAACTAAAGCAATCAAATCAGAAAAACCAAAGTATAACATAGTTCATAATCAGAATTGGGATTATATTCCGCAACGAATAATAGAGATGCCAATGCCTTCTATTGAGTCTCTCAATGAAGAGCGTAAAGAATTGTTATCTGCAATGGAAAAGGCTAGTTCGGACAAGGTTCCTTATTGGCCTGAGTATATTGATTACCTTTACAGTGAGAAGATTCGTTTAGACAAACTTGAACAGCATCTTATTCGGTTTAAAAAATGATGACAATTAAAACTGGAGTGAGTGAAATGAACAAAAAAATTTCCCGACCAAGACTTACCAACAAGGTAATTGAAGCTCTTAGAGATGCGTCTACCGTTTTAGATGCTCAACTTATGGTAATGACACAATATGATAATGATGATTCATACTTTGACACAGAAATTCGCCCACATTCTGATAAGGAAGAAGTAGCTACACTAGATAGGGCGACAAAATATATTGATGATCTTATAAAGTGGCATCGTTTAAAAAATGATCACAATTAAAACTGGCGATTGCCGTGATGTATTAAAGGAGATACCTGACCAAACCTTTAACTGTGTAGTTACCTCTCCCCCTTACTGGGGACTGCGTGACTACAACACAGGGACATGGGAAGGTGGTGATCCTAATTGCCCTCACAAACGCCTATCTAAAATCAGCAAGGATACATCGACAGGACATCTGGCTATGCATGATCAGGGAGATGTGGTGGGAGATGCTATATATAAAAAGAAGTGTCCACTGTGTGGGGCAGTAAGAAAAGATAAACAAGTAGGACTAGAAGAAAGCCCACACGATTATGTAAAGAATATGGTTAACATTTTTAAAGAGATCAAGCGTGTGCTCCGTGACGATGGAACTGTATGGTTAAACTTGGGGGATACTTACTCATCATATAAGGACAGCAAGTCTGTATCACAGACAGTAGCTAAAGGAACCTTGTCCGAAGAAGCACACATTATGGAAACAAACCATAGCCGTAACATGCATCTGTTAAAGAGAGCAGGGTTTAAGAATAAAGAACTTATTGGAATACCTTGGCGTGTTGCGTTTGCTCTGCAAGAAGATGGCTGGTATTTAAGACAGGATATTATTTGGAGCAAACCTAACCCCATGCCTGAGAGTGTGAAGGATAGATGCACCAAGTCACATGAGTATATTTTTTTATTAACAAAACAATCTCATTATTATTTTAATCCGCTTACAGAAAACAACGGCACAGAAATTAAAAACAAAAGAAGTGTTTGGAATATAACGCCTGCTTCATTGAAAGAAACACACTTCGCTGTGTTCCCTACATCTTTAGTAGAGCCATGTATCTTAGCTGGATGCCCCGAAGATGGTAATGTATTAGACCCATTTGGTGGGGCGGGAACTACTGCATTAGTTGCAGATAGATTGAAAAGAAATGCAACAATAATTGAACTCAATCCTAAGTATATAAATATTGCAGAGAAAAGAATTAACAATGACGCTCCATTGTTTACAACTTTAACAGTCGAAAAGGGAGTAAGTTAAACAATGAAAAATATTTCTACATCTAAAAAGCTAAAAGAGTTTCATAGAAATAAAATAAAATTTCCAGAAGTAAACAAAGCTGTGTTCGATGAAAGAATGGCTGAGAAAAAAAGAAGGTTCGATGAACCTGGAATGGAGATCAAATATAAAAAGAGCTTATCTAATAATGATAAATAAAAAAAAAGAATGTCCTACTTGTGATGGAACAGGCCGTGTTATGTCAGAAGAAATTAGTTTTATGCCACAAAATTATGACAGGTTTGCCGAACCTGTATACGAGGAAGTAGAAATAGAATGCCCTGACTGTGAGTCGTTTATTTTATTTATTTTTTAAAAAGTTATCCACAAGCAAAAATGCAACCAAGCGTTTTTTTAAAAAAAATTCTCATTTTATTTTCAATAAGTTATTTTTTTGAAATGCCGTTTTTGGTTGGTTTCTGCGATTTTCAAAAACCCAATATGTTATAATAGTAAAAATAGTCGAGGAACCAACCTCGATACTTGCTGAATGTCATTTTAAATATAGAGCCGTGTTGCCGTAGCCTTAACCATGAAAGGATAAGACTATGAGAAACAAACACGTTTGGGATGCGGTCAACAATGTTTGGCCTAAAGACGTTAATCTTGTTCCAACTGAGCGTGAAGCCGTGATAGGCGTTAAACGTCTTTATAAAAAATTTATGGGACACGCTTGGTCTGGCGAAATTAAAATAACGTCTGGAAACCGACACACTTGGATAAGACGAAACACTTTATCCATAAACCCCGATCACGGATATTATGGTGGTTGGCGTGATATTGTGCATGGTCTTTCGCATTATATTTTTATGCGACAAAACCCAAACCTTAAACCACATAACCCAAAACAAGCCTATCTTGAAAGAGCAATAGCTGAGTATGTTGTTGCATCTGGTTTTCTTGAAGGCCGACACGTTAGGCCACTAAAAGAAAAACCAAAAATATCTTTTAAAGAAAAACCAAAAATATCTTTGGTTGAAAAACGATCTAATCATGCCAAAGATATGCTGAAAAAACATCAAGATAACTTAAAGCGCACCGCAAAACTTGTCACAAAATGGCAGAAAAAAGTGCGTTACTACGAAAAACGAAACGCCCCAAGCTGACACTTGGAACGCTTCTAAGAAATAACACTAAACACCGCTACAGTACACGGCTCTTTATTTATAATTGTTACCCTATCAAATGTAAACCTTGAACAGTTATTTGTGGTGATAAGCCCACGATAGATACCAGTATATTCCCCCCACTACTAATAATATTATTATTGTTTTCCCACCTTCAACAAAAATTTTATCCCAAAATGCTTTATCTGCCTTAGCTTTTTTCTTAGCTTTCTCCATAGCCAATGCATCTCTTTCTTTCTTAGCACGAATCCTTTCTTCCCGAACCTTGAGGATTTCGTCCCAAGTACTAGGACCATACTTGTTATTAAGCATGACCTTTAAATTTCTCATTTGAGCATCAAGAAGTTTTTGATGAACGACAGTATCCATTGCCGCCGCCATTGAGGTCTCATCATTAGTATCCTCTTCAGTTTTCCTACTGAAGAAAGACAACATGCCTTTATCTTTTTTCTTATCTTGTTCCTTTAATTTTTTTTCAAGGGCATCTTTATGATTAAAAACTGTATTGATTTGATTGGCGATTTCAGAAATATCTTTGGCAGTATCCATGCCAGATTTAACAGCAGAAACAGCAGCCTTCAATCCTGCAGCTATGGCAACGACTTCAACTACCATGATCTTTGCTCCACATTTTTCTCCACAACCATGAATCAAAACGCCCCAATATACGAGATAACCAATACATAAAAGGAGAATGCCAAAGCCAGTGGTTATATCTTCTATAACTTGCCATTGCTCAAACCTCTTTGTTTGTCTTTTAACTTTTCAACGTCCTGTCTCAAAGCCTGTACGTCTTCCTGTAACCGCTTAATGTTAACACCGTTACTCATGCCCTGTTCTAATCGGGACTGTATTTTTTCTACTTGTTTACCAAGATGTTCAATTAACATGAACTGCTCCCCATCAGCAGGGGGCTGACCAAGTTCTCCCCTAGGCCATTTAATTCGGAACTCGTTGTTCTTTTCTATGTCTGCTTTTAATTCGTTTATACCTGTGTTTAAATCTTTCTGAACTAACTGCTCAAAGGTTTCTAATCTATTAAGTCTTTCTACCACCCCGAAGTAACTCCATACACCCACACCAACAGCTAACACAATAGAAATAAGATTGCGTACAGGCATAGAGATAGCAGTGCTATCACTCATACTCACAGGTTTATCAACCATCATTCATTCCCAAGATGTTCCACAGGCAACCATTTTTTTCCGATTACCCCACCGTCAAATTTCTTGAGTACCAGTCTACCTTTCTTACATTCCCACCGCACCCCTGCGCCACCTTGGGATCTCATGATCTTGCGTTTAACTTTCAGGCATTCACTCATCCCACCTCGTGGGGTGTACTCCTTCAGTTGTCCACTAAGAAACATGTGAAGTATCCATCCTGAGAATACTTTCTCTTCAGCGAAAGAAGAATTAATTTTGCCAAAAGATATGGTACAACAAAAGACCAATAATAATAATCTTGCCATAATCTATATTCCATATTGAATTGTTACCACCGAATGTGTTTTCCCACCATATTAAAATTTTGTCCATTATTTCCCCACCTTTTTCATTGCGTTTTTATGTGCTTGAGTAAATGTTTTACCCGCCCTCATATCATTACGCATCATTGCCATGTGTTTGGAGCTATGATGTTTACTATGTTCTTTAAGAGAATCTATTTGACGTTGTGTTAGTTTTTTTCTTTTAATCATTTCTAAACTTTCTTGTTTTTTTAGCTATCTTCTTAGGTTGTTTAACATATTGCTTCCCTGCTTTCGTTCCTTTTCTTTTTGCTCTAGTGGTGGAAGCATACTCTTTAGATGACAAAGACTTTATAGCTTTTTCTGGAAGATATCTTTCTCCTGTTTTACTGGAAGGTTTACCAGATTTAGTTTTCCATTTTTGTTTAGTCCATTTAGAAAGTTTATTAGTGGATTTCTTTTTTCCTGAGTACGTTCCACCAGCATCCTTATAATACTTAGTAGCTAATTGCATAGCTCTAGCACTATGCTTACCTCCCATTTTTGCTTTTGCCTTTGCCTTTGCCCTAGCCCATTTAGCAGGGTCACGCTTTTTTGCTACACTCATCAAACATTTCCCTTACCACTTTTTACAACTCCAATACCTAGCACTCAATTTACTTGGAGGACTAGTGTCACACTTATGTCTAGCTCTAAAAGATTTTCTACGTTTCGGCTGATCTTTCTTGATGCTCATGTTAGGATCACCAAACCTAATTAATTTTACTTGATTGTTTTGTTTTGCTAATACCGCAAATTTTTTATTTTTCTTTGGAGTTCTTTTTGGTTTGTTGTACCCACTAAACTTCTCGCCTCTATATTCTATCATTTGTTTTTCCCATTTGATTTCATAGCTGAAAACCCCATGTATGCACCCACTACTCCTGCCATGGAAACATAGAAAAGACTAGAAAGATTCCCCAGTAACTGGACACGGTCATCAGGAACAATAGGCAAAAACACAAAGACAGTAAAAACAAGCATGGATACAAGAGCAACCCATGCCATATGTCTTTGAGCATCAGCCTTTTCCTCGATGGTTTCTTGTTCATGCATGGCTGTGACTGCGGAGAGTTCCACATCGCTAACCACACCGTCTCCGTCCAGATCATATTGTGCATACTCACTTTTGTTCTGTAGTTTTTTCTGCTCTTTCCCCATCACAACAATCCATCACTGGCCTATGACATGAGTTACATTCATAGTGCGATTTAACAAACAACATGTGTCCATATTGACCACACCAAGGACACAAAAATTCTTCACCTTCAGGTATCACAAAGAAACAAGGCTTTTTCTGCAGCCCTCCTCCTCACTAATCCAGCAAGTATTCTTCCTCCAGCCCTTCGCCATTTAGGAAACTCTGATGCTACCATTTCTCTAGGAGCATTCCTGTTTAAAAGGGAACGAAGTGTGCTGCTTTGCAACCTGCCGCTACCTAAGTTATATACAAAAGAAACGAGACTGCTAAATTCATTATTGTTTAATCGGACTTTAATGAGTCTATCAACTGCTTTTTCGCTATTATTGATTTCTCGTAGAAGTAACTCCTCGGCTTCTGCTTCATCAATCGGGGCGTGAGATAAGGTGACACGACTGCCGTCAAAGGTGCGAGTACTGCCGAACCCAATAGTCGCAACATTTGCTGAACACAGGTACGGGGCAGAACGAAATCCTTCAAACAGTTTTATTATCTGCAAACCCCGTTCATTTATATTCATTTACTTCCACGAGCTATTGCTCTTCCTCCAAACCAAAACGATATGACCGCTGCAAACAAGGCTTTTGTTTCTTCATCCCAAACGGCATTGAGAGCATCAAGACCGCTGACTCCTGATGCGGTGAGCGCCAAGTAAGCTGAGATTTCGACAAAACAAAACAACATGAAGAAAGCGTAAGTAATAACAGGACGGACACTACCACGCAGACCATCGACCCACTTGACCCCAGTCGGTTGCATGGATTTATGGAGCGATTCAATTTCTCTAATGTCTGCCTCCACATTGATAGCCTCCAGTTTCTGTGATGCTAACTCTTTTTGTTGACGTATCTGAACATCCATTACTGCAAGTTCATGTTTTTTATCTGACTTGTCTTGAAAGTAGTCCATAACTTTGGGCAAAAAAGAAGTACCAAAGCCCATTAAAGACCCAAGTAAACTTAACATACGTGCCTCCTTATTAATCTTTTATTGAAATGCCTCTTGACGCAGTTCAGGAATAGCTTCTACTGCCAGCAACTCTTCGGCTGTTATCTCTTTAATTAAATCTCTCTTTGCTTCAGCGCTGAGATTTGATCGCAGTATATCTAAACGCTCTTTCCTAAGCTCCGAAAGAACTCCAGCAATAGCTTCTACTTCTATCTCCAAATCTAAAAGTTCAAGGCGCTTTTCTTCAAACTTTTCTGCCTCACTTACAGTTAGCTCCCCCTGTTCCAAATCTTTTAAGGTATTCACCGCCTGCCCTACGGCCTCTCTAAGATCATAGAACTGTGTTACTAATCCACGAGCATCTGGTCTCGCAAAGAATCTTTTAATAAACGGATACTCACTGAGTTGCTTGCTAGGACGTTCTCCCAGTTCTTCAGAAGTCTGCCTCATCACCTGATCTATTGTATCAAACAACACTGTCCCTAAAGTCCCGCTATATCCCTTTATCATATGGTCTATCTTTACAGGAGAAGCATTGAGTGCCTGCCCAAGTTCTATCGCCAGCGCAGATGTACGACTGTTTGCCCTGTATCCTGGCTCTAACCGTTCCAAATAAGACCCTTCAATTTCACGGCCTGTCCAAAAACTAAAGTTTGTAATAGCCTCACCGATAGGAAGCACTGCTTGTGGGATAGGATTAAACTCAAAAGTATTTGCTAAACCTCTCGTCAAAGCAGTTACAGTATCTCTAGGCACATCTTTTCCAAACATAAGTGCCATTGTTCTTTCAGGTAAAGTCTTAAATAAAAACCCTACTTCAAACGGGATCGGTATTCTGAGGGGCGGTCCCTCATAACCAGGTATGAACTTGGATGGGATGATCCAATAGTTGTCTTTTATTTCTGGGTTCTGGTTGATATATTCTTCGTCATCATGAACTAGCGCCCAGTATGCTGCGCTGCTCATCCCCACTAACAATGCCCGTGTAATAAAGCGTCTTTTAACAATATCAGATTCTACTCGTGGGGTGAAACCTTTAGCTCCCATTGAGGCTCGATAAAGAACATCAAGCCCCTGTAAACGTGCATTTAAAAACGGAACCATCACTGCTAAATTCTGAATAACTGCGGATGATCCCCGTGCTGAAAAGTTAATAACTTCCTGAGCTTCGTAAATTGCCTGCACCTCATCGCCAGTTTCTTGCAATACCTTTTCATATACAGCAATTCGTGTGGCTGCATCCGATGCCCGTGATGCGGTGCCTGATGCATCCCATATAGCTTTAAGGGGATTGCGTATTATCCTTCCCATTTTGGATGGATACTTATATTTCAACAATTCTTTTTCAATAAAGTCTGTCATCTTGGAAGGATCACCACCAAAATCAAAGCCTGTCATTAATCCTGCGGAAGCTATTGCATCAGCCGATGTACTGCCTTTAAGCGCCTTTACAAAACCACTGGTTGTTCCAGCTAATGCCCCTGTATTACGACCACTCGTTGCCCAAGCAGAAAGAGAATCACGCAACATATTGGCTACCATGAAGTCAGGTGAACGAGTAACCATTTCTCTTAAAAACCTAGCAGGCATTCCTAAAAAATTAACAAAAGGATTTATCTGTTGATTAGAGTTATAGTTTGCTAATGCAGAATACATAGCCTGATCACTGATATGCAGTGTCATTTCCTTGCCTTTAACTCTAAACGTAATAGAATTAGTAGAACCCTTCTTAACTTTAACAGTTTGCGTGGGGTCTAGAATAGCCATGTTCCGCATAGCACGTTGCACACCTACGTTAAGCATTCCAGTCTGAACAGCGCTTAATGCATTCTCAGTTACAGTATCAAGGAACCCCCCAATAGGCATCCCTTTCCTAGAAACTCTGGTACTTACCCCAGTTTCATCTGTATATTTTTTAGCATAAGCTTCCGCTATAGTTTTTTCTTTCGCATCAAATGTAGTAGGGAGCATGGTCTCATTGCCATCAGCATCCGTAGCAATAACCGCATAAACCGTTCCCGTTCCTTTTAGTACAGGAGGAACATGGGTAGTAATGCCAGCGAACATATTGCCTTCACCAGAAATTTCCCCTAGATTTTCTTCCTTCTGATATTTGCTGTCTAGCTGTCTATAGAATGGAATATAATCCCCTGTTTCCTTCCATTTCTCTGCTTGGGTTGCATCAAGCACCCCAGTATCTACAAGGAAATCTACAAAATAACTATTCCATACCTGATAGTCTTGAAAGATATCAGAGAAATCTTTATTAAACTTAATATTTTTGTCCCCTATAAGCGTGTTAACCTGAGCAACATCAACGCCCATGATTTGAGCTATCTCAGATACGCTGTTTCCCAATGCTAAATACTGTGCAATCTGCTCCTGAGTAAGAAGTTTCTCTCTTCCTTCTTGTATTAATCGTGCAGCCCTTCGGGCAATAGAATAAAAATGAAATGCTTTAAAACGATTGCCGTTTCGCAAAGGTTCAATAATTGGAATAAGTCCTGTATCAGTTCCAGCGATACGACTACGCTCTCTTGTGCCATCAAAATTAATCTGCTCTGCATCTTCAGGAATTGCTTCTACTTTTGTACCGCCACCTCGATAAACAGGAACCCCTTTTGATAGGGCATACGCCGTAATAGCTGTGCCTCTACGAGCCATGCGTAACGCAGCATGAGCAGAACCACTCGCACTCAAGGCACCAGCATATCTTGCATCCTTCTCGGATATTGCTACATCCCCCCGTCTGGCAGGGTCCCAATTATCAATAACATTCTGACGAAACCATTTTCCAAACTCACCAAAACTATCCAGCTTTGTCCCGCCTAACATGCCCAAGCTTCCCAGAAACTTTTGGCCTAATGTTTCATGGCGATTTTCTTCCACAGTCCCTGAAGGAAACTCCACCCCCATCTCCATCGGAGCGCTCTTAATAGAATAATTTTGAGATATAGGACGTGCCTGTTTTGATGGAAGGGTTAACGTATTAGGTCCAACTTTTTTGGGCATGTTAATTTCAATGGCTGTTCTTTTTGCCAAAGGGGATACTCCATTCAGATTATAAGTACCGTTTCTGGCAAGACGTGAAGCAGTGTCTACATACTCTCTTTCAAAATTAGCAGGACGTGATCTTCTTTCAGAGTATGTAGGTCCTTCAGGAAAAATAGTTGCCAGTGCAAAATAAGGTCTTCTCTGTCCTTCTAAAATTCCTTCGGGCAAGAACTGAAACCCTGCTTTAATTATCTTTTCAGACTCAGGATCTTTCCATGAAATCTCGTAAGCTCCGTACTCTCCTCTTTCATTAGCTTCTGTACGAAATTCCCCCTTACGAACAGGGTCTGCATACGCATCCATCATTGAACCTAAAGCTTGCCCTACATTTTCATAAGGAGTGTACGCTAAGAAGTCAGGTTCATGTTCTTGAGCATGTTCATACCCTACTGTTCTCCTGTCTCCTCTAGGCATAATGACAGGTATAGACTGGCCTTTATATTGTTTAGGAACGCCAGTTGATGTAATTCTTCCCCATACACGGGACACCTCTCCATCAGGAAGTCTGCGCCCAACTAATGCTTGTTGTCGTGGGGATAAGTTTCTAAAGTTTCGAGCCTGTTTGTCTGGTGTTAAATCTTCAACAACTTGTTTATCAAGACGAGATATTTTTCCATCAAGTATTTTAACTCTTCTTGTAGCAGTAGGTTCATATTCAGTACCTAAGATATCCCAAAACTTTTTTGCTTTCTTTTGAATGTCATATATACGCAAGTCATTATCTGCATTAGCAAATAAATTTTCTACTATTTTTCGACCTGCCCCTTGTCCACGTTTATTTTTTGCTACTTCTATATTAACCAGTCCTTCAATTTCGTCAGTAGCATTTCCTGTTTCTTCGTCAACAACTAAATTAATTTCTACTCTTCCAAGCCTAGCTTCTTTTAAAGTTTCTTTAGATGGGCGACCTCCATCAGGAGGAAGGTTATTTTCTATAAACTTTTTATCATAAACCTCAAACCCTAATCTAGCCACACCAGGTGCAGAACTACCTGCTCTTATGCCAGCAGTGAAGATTAAATTTTCATTTTCTAGTTGATCAAAAAAACCTGACTTTAATTCTAAACGTGGGGCGATAGGAGATTGATTGATAGGTCTAGCTTGTTTATCTCCAGCATCAACTTCTGTGGGCTGTTGAGTTTCAAGAACTTCATCAACAGGATTGAACTGTTGGTCTACTTCTGGTTCAGTTCTATATCGACTGTTGTATCTATCGTTTCTTGTCCATCCATATCGTTCAGCAATTTCTTGCTCTGCTGCTTCAATCCTGTCTGCATATTTGGTGACGATAGAACGAACCCTGTCTTGAAGATCGGGTCGTCCTCCAAAGGTTCCTTCAAGGTAAATTTCGCCATTAGGATTTTCCTTCCAACCTCCAAAGTTGCCTACATAAACATTTTGGGATGCTGCTTTATTAACAACCATCCCTTCAGGGTTAGGTATATCAGATATCTCGAAACTGTTCAATGCATTAATAACTTTGTTCTGAAACTGGCGATTGTCTGTTTTTTCTATGCCATCCTTAGTTTGATAGGTATCACCCATCTCCATAAAGTTAATAATATTTGCTCCATTTTCTGTAGATACAGGAGAAAAATCTGTACTATCAAATTCTTGTTGCAATATAGAATCTAAATTAGTTATCTCTTCATTAGTAAAAGGTCTTCCTATATTTACAGCTACCGCATTCTTGTCTCTTAATGGAACACTTTTGTTAAAAAATAAACGATGTGCTCCAACACCATCTTGTTTTAATAAAATACCCCTAGCTGTCATGTACATCTTAACTAAATCAAGAGTAGCCTCATCAACTTCACCAGGCTGTCCCTTATACTTCATAGGCATCAATGCATACGTTTGAGTTCCTGGACTTACTACTCCTTCATAAACACCTGGTGCATCAAAACTTCTTGGTGAAAGCAACCCAACTTCTTGCGCCAACAAATCTCTACCATTATCATCAGTAAGAGCCTTGGACATGGTGAAGTGATAGTCTGCCTGTTCATTCATAGGAGCATTAAATATTTCAGGAAAGTGACCACTTTCTTGAGAAGGTTTAGTCTCCCAAGATATTTGACCAAGGTTTTTTTCTAGTGCATCTTGGTAGTCAAAAGTCATTTCTGACACAGGCTTGCCATCTCTACTAGCTTTTTGAACTACCCACATAGCCGCTTGAACTTGGTAAGGAGTCCATCCTAATTGATCTGCTATACGAGTAACTTCATTTTCAACAAAGTCATATTGTGCAGGGGTAGGAGTTCCCCCCTCAGATGGAAAACCAAAAACCCTCATCATGTGCATATCAACAGTAACACCCTGTGATCGTGACGGATCAATACTTGCCATGATATTATTATAAAAGGTATTAGTTTTACGTCCAGGCCAGTCAATTCCATCAAATAATTTTTCTAACCTTGGAACCATAGCTGAAGGAAACTTGCCAGTTAGTATAGGTCTGCCAGCTTTCCATTGATTATAAGCTTGAATAGCAAATTGAAAGTTTGCTAACACTGGAGTAGAGCCAGCACTAGTAATAGCAATGGCTTGGGCTATTTTATCTGCCTCTTCTTTATTTCCATCTACTAAATCTAATATTGAATTGCCTGATCGTTCATACCAAAACCTGCCAGGCTCCCCTTCTTCAGCAATTTTCAACATATTTTTACGCAATGTTCTTAACTTCTGAGGGCTATCTATTCCTTTAGGAGCACCAACATATTGACCTGTTGTTCCAATTCTTCTGGCTTGTTTATCGCCTTCACTTGATTGGAAGAAAGGTCTGTAGAACTTGACACTGGACTCACCGCCTCTAAGCCGTGGAGGAACAGCACTCAACCCATCACTTCTACCTACACTATCCACAAAGTTATTAAGATTATCAATGTCTGTAGAGTCTATAGAAAGTCTATCATTAGCAATTTTTAAAGATGGAACTTGTTCTAAGAGTTCTTCACGATTAGCTCTGTTCTCCATTAAGCTATCAAAAAATTCTACTTCTTTCTTAGTTAAAGCAACACTTCCAGCTTCTTCAAATGTTCGTGCTTGTCTATCAGGGGCAGCTTCTACTACTACATCTTCATCTACCAACAAATCTTCGGGTTTAAAATCTTCTAACGCTACTTCAGGAGTAATTCGCCCCGTAAAATCAGGGGCAAACTCCACCCTTTCAAATATTTGCTTGGCTTTAAAAATGTCAGCCTCTGCCAAGCCTCCCTTGACAGACCTGAAGAAATTAAGAATACGTTGCCATATTGACAGGGGTCGCCCCTTGAGAGGTGCCTGACCACTCACATGTCCCCTGAACATTTCAGCCGCCGCTTCTTCTATCTGTGCAGTCTCATCAAGATCTCTATAAGTTTTTCTTATAACCTCCATTACGGTCTTATCAGGATCAGACCAATGCTTGGCAGTTGATGCCGCCTTAGCAAGGAAGTTCATGTCCTTGTCGTTAAGAACTCCAAGGTCTACCCATGAATGGACAGTCTCGTGATCGGTAAGACCAGCAAGATATTGCGCCATAAGCTTAGGTTTTTTAAGAGTTTCTTCGGGAAGGGCATCGAGACTAAGCATGATAGCCGCTTTAGCCGATTGATTCTGGGGAGTGAACTGTGCTTCTGATGGAGCAACCTGCACTTCGCCTGCAATTTCAGGGCGGTTAAGGCTTTCGGTTATGATTAAAGCAACCTTTTTTGAAATGCCACGAACCTGTAACCTCTTGGTTAGATTGGCTCTCATTTTTTCTAAAACTTCAGGGGGGTATGTTTGCTTAGGCGAGACATTGGGTGTTGCATTTTTAATTTTCTGCAAGGTGGATGTACTATCTTCTACATCCAAATCCCCAATCTCACCTTGTTCACTCACATATAAAGTGTCAGGAGTACTGACTATTTCTTCAGACGCTATCAATTGTTGAGGAGGCTGAGGTGTTACCTCTTCTACTTCAGGTAATTCATCGGGTAAACCTTCGGTAACATCGGGGAGTATCTGCGATGTGGGTTGGTCAGTAGGTCGAGCCAATGGAGAAGTAACAGTACCAACAGTACCACCAGTAAGACCACCAACAATACCAGCATTAACAACATTACGAAGACGTTGGTTAAGCTCAATGTCATTTCCTGCCACACCCGCAAGCTCAGTTCCTTCACCTGTTAACTCCTGTATAATTTGTTGAGCTAATTCTGTAGCACCTTCTGTTGTAAATCCTCTCGTACCTAACTGTAAAAATCTTTTAGTAATGGATCGGGAAATTTCCTGTTTAGTTTTGTTACGGAATGGAGCGGATAAAGCACTCAATCCCACCATGTCCAAAGCAGCCATAATAATGCCAGGACCTACTGCAACCTTGGAAGCTAAATCAGCTTCCACCTTTTCCTGCTCTAGCAAATAATCATAAGTATCACCGTAATTAAGAGCAAAAGAACCTAACCCAGCACCTGCTCTTGCTCCTACAGCCATACCTCCTGGCCCCAAAGGTGCGCCTACAATAGCACCAGGAATTGCAGTAGCTACAGGTACAGCAAGAGAAGCAAGACCTTGACCTAATCCAGAACCAAAAGCATCACCAATACGATCAAGATCACCAGACATTATAGCTTCCAAAGCATCTGGCTCACGAGGAACAAATTCATCAGGAGAGTCTTTGTATTCCTGTGCTGTTTCAGCACCCCAATCCCTCATAGAATCACTGCCAAACGCACGACCAAGACCTTCAATAGCCCTTGCGCCTAGTTTGGGATTGCCTTCGGTAAGGGTAGATAGAAAGCTGCCTTTTAGCTGAGAGAAAAACCCTTCTTCAGAAGGTTGCTCTGGCGGTGCATCTATAACTTGGTCACTGGAAGTCTGACCCGCAAGTAATTGCTGATGGATGTTATTAACTGTTTGTTGTTGCTCATCAGGAGAAAGCTGTAGAAAAGAATCATCAACATTAATTCCTGAAAATTCCCCTATCTGTAATATAGGCATTATTTAATCGTGCTCATTTTTTAGTCACGCTCCACGATACAGGAGACACAATTGGCAAATTTCTACCGCCCATATAATTTTCCCGCAATATTTGTGACGCTGCTATACGAGCATTCTGTGGATTCATTTTCCCGTAATCAAGATATGTTCCTTCTATTAACTTACGTCTAATTTCACGTTCCTGTTTTTTACCATCTCCTTTCATATAATTTTGATAAGCACTTTCTAAGCGCGATTTCTTTAATGTCTCGTCAGGCACAGTGGGAGGGGAATAAGTTGCTCTTATAGATTGTCTTACACCAGGCTTAACACGTCCTGGCTTACCATCTTCCATAAAGAAATATTTTTCTGGATTTCTAGAGTTTCTATAATCTTCTAATATTCTATTTTCATACGCTTGATATTCACCTCCTCTTGCTAATTTTTCAGCAGCTATATCCGTAGCTCTTTTCTGATTAGCGAGAGTGGCAAGAGCTATTTGACGTTTAGCTAACGCGGCTTTGTCATCCGTAAATTGCTTAACTCCTGCCTGAGCACCAGGAATAGAACTCAGGAATGTTGCGCCAGGCTGACTGGCCTGTTGCATAATGCCAAGCCCTGCCGTTAACAAGCCCATAGCTTTAGCATCATCCTGTGACTTCGTTATATCCGCAAGCAACTGTGCATATTGACCATCGCCAGCACCAGTCGGTGAACCATCAACAGGCTGTAAATAAGAAACTTTTTTATCAGCTTTATTATCTACATTACTTATCATTTCCTCGCCATATTTTCCCCCTTTAAAATTTTCATAAGCCTTTTGTTCTTTAAGCATATTAGTTCGGATTGGGTCTTCCAAAAATTCAGCAGTGGATCGATCGCCTAAAAAAGCATATGATTGATCGGGTGCAAGATTAGCCAAAGCGGAAAGCCCTTCCCTACCTTGCCCCGTATAAGCATCTGGAATACCCCCAAACGCTTGTTTTGTTGTTACTGATGGATGGGCTTTTTGTGCTTCATACTTTTGTTGAGGAGTTTGCGCTGTAGCATGAACAGGTGCATTTTTTGCTTTTATCTCATTTATTATAGATTGAACAAACTGATTACCTGCGCTAGGGGTACTGATATTTTCTTGTCTAATATCCCTCGCTCTTCTTTCCTGATTTATCCTTGCTATATTCGCTTGAGCCTTAGCCAAAGCATCCGCTTTCCGTTGCTCTTTTGTATCTAAAGTAGGAGGAACAAGAAGCTCATAGTTATCAATAACTCCATCAGTTTTTCCTAAAAGTTCAGAAGGTTGGGGTGTAGTTCTTCCTAACCGTTGCAACGCTGCTAAATTTAAATCTGGCAACTTACCCCTTGGAACAAATCCCGTTTCACTACCTGCATCATTACCAGAAGGAACTAAGCTCATAACATACGATTTAACAAAATCCGAAGCATCACCCAAAAGATTACCTAATCCTGCCTTTTTATTTACATCTGCTACTGCTCGTGCTATTTGCTGGTTATCGTCTACGGACGCTACTTGTCCAGCAGTCGAACCATAATAAGGAGAAAAATCCTCTGCAGCATTATTTATACTATACCGATCATAAAACACATGCTTCCCTATTCTTTTCCCAGCACTTTTATCTTGATCCATAATAGGAAATGGTGTTGCTAAATCAGGATTTTGAAACAAAACAGCATTACCCACTGGGTTTTCATTACCAAAGTCCATAAGCAATTCTTCTATTACATCTTCAGTCTCATCCGTTGCTTCCCCTAACTTAGAAAGATCGCCCTTTAAATCATTCAAAGGGGAAAACTGATATCCTTTTGCTGATGGTTGTTTCAGAACGCCTTCAAGAGTGTTAGGAAATTTTTTAGAAAGAATGCGATTAACAATAACAGACGCTACGGCTTTCTTTCCTTCTGCTGATTCACCCCCTGCTTCTGCTTCAACCATTTGTGCTAATAACTTCCTGTCAATATCACCCAGCATATTGATAAACTTATCAACGCTTTCCATGCCGCCCCCTGTCTGCATATAAACAGGACCGCCCGCTTCCATTCCCATAGAGGGCGGTGGAGCAGGAGGCATCGGCATTTGAGAAGGAGCCGAAGGAGGTATTTGCCCGGCGGACGGAGGCATTTGCATCCCATTTGATAGGGCTTGCATCATAGGAGGTGGCGCCATCATATCTTCAGGGGGCGCTATCATATCTTCTAATACAGTTTTTTTATCTTGCTCTTTTAATTGACCAGTGTATTCATCTCTAACTTTTTTACGTCTTTCAATTTCAGTCATAACAAGATAGGTAGGAGCATTACCCGTAGGTTGTTGAACCTCCTGCATTAACTTATCATCAGGAATACCTTTTAAAATTTCCTGCATCTGTAAAATATTTGGCATCGCATTATCCTGTAAGCATTTTGTAAAGACCAAGACCACCAAGACCAGCCCCAGCCAATTGACCAGTAAACGATCCTGGTGCTTTGTATTGATAAACTTCTGATTGTGGGGTAACAGGAACTCCCTGTAACAATCCAGCCAGATACTGAAGTTGTCTGCGCTCAAAGTCACGTTGGTTAAGAAAGTCCTGATAGGCAATATCAAGGTTTGCCTGATCCATTTTTTGCTGGGCTGAACCAACACCTTGAAGCGCCCCTGCCTGAGCCATCTGTTGTTGGAAAAGCAATGGATCAATACCTGCTGAAGCAGCCGCTGCGTCCATACCATACCTAGCCTCCGAAAGTCTTTCGGCACCAGTCAATTGAGCGGCTTTCATACGTGCTTCTCTGTCTCTGAGAAACTGGTCTCTAGCTTGTTGCTGGGCAGCTAAATAAGACTGTTGTCTCTGCTGAGACTCCACGTCTCCCATTCTCTGTTCAAACTTATCTCTTTCCAAAGCCTCTTCAACAGCCGCTCTACTTCCTCTACGAGTGCCTCTTGATACCCGTGCATCAGCACGTTTTCTTGCTTGTTGATCAAATATTTCTTGCCCTCTCATCCTTTGCCTATCCAGCACATCTTCTAAATAAGGGTCTTGATATTTTTTATAATCGGTACTTGGGTCATACTGATTTACTTGACCCGTGTAATCTTGCGCCTGAAAAGCCCTAGGTCCAATATTCATAATGCCCGCATAATAATCTTGAGCATCCATCATTCCTTTGGGGGCTTGTGTTGCAGAAGCTATTGACATATCAAAAGCAGATTGTTGTTCAGGAGTAAACTGAGCTATACGAGCGCCACCATATGGATTATAAGCTTGTTGAGATAAAGACTCCCCTCGATCCAACAACCTTTCATAATATGGTTGAGCATATTGAGGAAGACTAGTTTGCGTTACTGTACTTTGCGTAGGAGTTGGACTTGGACCTCCACCACTACCACTACCTTTTCCCATAAGACTTCTCCGTTATATAAAAACTAAGGTCCCATCCAAGTTTTTTAAGGACACGAACCCATCCTCTTCGTCCAGTTAATTCAATACCTGCACACCCATTGTCACGTCCCCAGCTTTCAAGAACATGATCTAATTTTGGCGCCCAATAACTTAAATGTTTTCCTCCTAAAAATTGCCCTGTAAGCATTCTTTTTTGAGGATACTCTGTAAAAGAAGTTGTGCAACATGCTACAATAACTCCCTCTTCAAAAATAACCCAGAGTTGGCATTTCCCATTTCTTAACAAATGATACACATCTTCAATTAAAAACCTACCACCTGATCTATCCACGGCTGGTTTCAAAAGGGGAGCTACTTCTTCCCAACATTCACTAATCCTATCTGGTGGTACTATTGAAACATTCACCCAACCATTGCCTCTTCTAGTATCTCTTCAGCCGCACCCTCTCCCATATAAGAAGGGCGCTCTGTAGTGCCCGTAGCTTTCTTTCTTAAATTTGCTCTAGCATTATCAAGCCTTCTTGCCCCTGCTTCTGTATTTCCATCGCCCATTAAAGCTACATCATCCGCAGAAAATATATATTCTCCACCACTAAAATTTATTTCTTGATCAGGAAAGTCGCCATTTAAAATATTACCGCGCTGTATGTCATCACGCCCCCCATCTTCCCCTGCAATAAGGCCATCTGGATTTCCAATTCTACGAGCAGATTCTTCTTGTATAACCAAAGTCCTTAGTGCATCAAAAGCTTCAGGACCAAAGTAGGAAACAAACGATTCGATTGCTACCTCTGGTTGGGGATGCTCCCCACGAACCGCATCAACAGCTTCTTGAGTTAACATCAAAGCTACTTCATCTTGTCCACCAGAAGGTATAGAAGCAATACCTTCAGCCATAACAGACTCTTCTTCTAAAGATCCACCTTCCTGTCTATAAACACCTTCTCCAAAGAACATTCCTTCTGGACCAAACCCATACTGAGTTAAATCTTGTTGAGCTAATCCTGTTCTTGTTAAAGGAGAACCTTGGAAAGTTTCTCCTGAACCACGATAGCTTCCTCCTGATGTTCCTTCACCAGGCATAGGTCCAGAATATTCAGGCATCATAGATGAATCAGCAACCGTTCCTCCTAATGCTCCGAATGATGCACCTGTACTAAGCGGATTATCAAGCATAGATTCAGTTACCTTTCGAGCGCCTTCTTTTAAACCACCAAGACCTTTTGATAACGCACTATCAATCCCAGAAACTCCAGTTAAACTAGTAGTTGTATCAATCCCTGTTAATGGATCAAATTTTCTTGTAAACGCTTTAGGATCTAAACCTTGTGCGTCAGCTAATGTATCTATTGATTCTCTTGGACCAAAAGTTTGTGAACCAGAAACAATTCTATCAGGAGTTCCACCTATAGCTTGGCTAAGACCACCAAGAGCGGCGCTTCCAATTCCTGCCGTAAGACCAGCAGTCAT